CTTGTCATCTCAAGACAGTTTCCACTCTGGCCTCCAGCGACAGAAGCAATCGTGCATTGATACACATTCCACCCTGTTGTATCACTGTCAAATCCCCCATTCGTCACCAGCTCCACACCGCTCAACAGTGGATACGTCGCGGGTGCTGCGCCGGTGATCACCCCATGATTTCCACCTGACAGAACTTCCTTGACAGAGACATCATCGATATCGGCAGTCAAATCTCCACTGGCTCCAATGCCAATGGTATTATCTCCGGCAGACGCGGTGAAGCCGAACTCGATATGACCATTGCCCCAGAGCTGATTATTCAAAATGTAACTATTGCCACCATCTATGCTGACACGAAATGAACCACTCACATAATTCGAAACTGTCAACGACACCAGGTATCTCTTCCCACTCGTATAAGAAACACTTCGAAATACGTCATGCCCGGCGGCCATAACCGCGCGCGCCTTGCCATCAGATATTGTCCACTCGGCCTCTACCGTCCAGCCCGTGGCGGAAGAGAAGTCTCCGTTCGTAACCAACTCGGGTCCATATATCGTCGGGCTCTGGTCCCAGATCTTCTGAGTGTTGGCGCCATAGCGCCAGAATGGAAGATAGAGAACGCAACCATCGAGTGCCGTGGGCACCCATTCACGGTGATATTGGAGAGCATCCATTTTGACCTCCTTACGGCTGGACGGTATCCGGGATGAATTCCATGTCGATCGTCACCGTCCCACCGCCAGCGCCGGGATCCCCGCTCGGTTGGGCAGTTACATATTCTCCGTAATGAATCGGGATATTGACCGGAATGGCGAAACCCGAGGCCCCGGAGGCTTCGGCGAGGGCGGCCGACTGATATTTCAGTATCCCGTTGCGGTCGTATAGACGGACCGTCGTAGTCACAGCGTTGGTAAAATCCGGGGTGACGACCTTCACAAGACAGATCGTCCCCTGGTAGATGCCCTTGTTCGGGGAAATCTTGGTCGTCGATGACCCACCTACCTCGGCGGCAGCTCCATTAGGCAGTACGATAGATACCGTTGGAATTTCCTGAGACATGGCTTTCTCCTTTCACATTGCGACATGACCTTCGACGCGCGGTTTCGATGCCGCTCCGCCACGGGCGTTGACTGTTTGAAAATCTGTTCCCTGGGTGGGTTCCCCGGCCGCGTTAAGGTTAGCCGGTTTCGCCAATGGTGCAGCCCCAGGACCGGAAAGCGCCTGGTCTCCGGTCTGTGCCAGGGCCGCAAAACTGAACTCTGGGATGACAGCTTCCGGATCCATTTCGTGTGTCCTGATTACCTCTCTCAACAACTTCTTGCGTCCATCCAACCCCATGATCTGCGCGTCGATTGGGTTCGCGGTGATCGAAAGAAGCTCGGTCATTCTGGAAGCTTGCTGTTCTTTGGCGATGAGTGATGAAGAACCCTTTGCCACGATCCGAACGTCTCCGATAAGCCCCGCCATTTCTTTGCGCTCGATGTTCCACCAGAATTGTCTCTGAAGGGTGTCCTCGATGACTTTTTTGTCGAGATTCTTGATGAGGAGCTTGATCCCTCTCGCGGCTTGTGTCATCAACATCGAGAGACCGGAAGCTGTGTTTCCTGCGCCGCCGACTTGTGGATCTCCGTGGGCGTAGGCCGGGACCCCAGAATGCTCGTCGGCAAGCTTCAGATAGAAATTGAATACCTGAATAAGCTGTTGGGCAACGAGGGGGGGAGTGTAGAATTCAATTGCTTTCCCGCCGTTCATCATCTCGTCATTTGAGACAAACCAGCGTTTCCAGGGGACCAGGTCCGCTTTCTCTCCGGAGGCCAAACGGTCGGAGTTGATTTCAACCTGGGGACCGCTCGCCATGCCGACGTTATAAAGAAGCGCTCTCGCGCAGGCATTACAGGAAGTCTGGGTATCGTCGATCACTTCAGGAAGGCCCTTCCCCCAGAAGGATCCCGGGCGTTCGATGAAAGAGAGCTTGCAATAGGGCTTACAGCCCCTGGGGTCTTTGTTGAGAGATGCCTTGATGATGTGTGTACCGATCTTTAGGATGTTGACGTTGTAATAGAGGTCCTTATCTGGAGCCTTCTCTTTCCATTTCATTGACCCATCGCTGTCAAATTCGTGAAGGAGTTTCGCCTTGATCGTGCCCCAATATTCGAGACAATCAACCTCCTCCCATTCATTAATTGAGTCGGGATTCAGACCCTGAGCGCTGGCCTTTTCCGTATCGTTTAACGTCCAGTCCCGCAGTTTTCCCCCATCGCATTCACGGAGGACTGCGCGTAGCTCCGACTCAATAAATCCCGGTAGCCCGATCATTGATTGAATGTCTTGGGGTGTGTAGGGTAATCGGTCGAAGAGATAGCCGGAGTTGATCCCAGTGGACCCTGGGCCCGGGTAGATGTTTAGAAAACCCCTGGCCTCATACTGACAGATATTCTCCGAGACCGTAGTTACGCTCATTATCCCTTTGTCGTTTGTCTTGACCCTCCGGAGATAATCCCTCCTGAGCATCGGACCCTTAATGATGCCCGTGTGAACGATCACGTCGGGAATGAAATCATCGACGGCATCGTACCAGCCACCTTCCGTAAGCTGATCATTCATCTTTTCTTTCATCTCTTTGGTCTTCTCTTTGGCCTTTTCGAGAATCAGATACTTTATCTTCTTCTGAAACTCCGGAACTTTTGCCTGCAACGATCCGATGATCTGTTCGGCATCGATCGGCTGCCCCGTCTGAACGGATTGCGACACCATGAAACTCATAGCCTCACTGTAAAATCTTGCTGTGATCTGTTCCTGGAGGCCTGCCGGGAGTTCCGGAACCGGAGTGGGTTCGATGTCCCATGGGATATTGTTGGGCTGGAAGAGGATGTCCTTTACCCATGCTTCGCAGCTTCGCGTTTTGGATTCGGTCACACCCATGAAGATTTCTGGAGCCCCAATCGCCTTGATCGCAGACAGCTTGTCAGGCTCGTATTCGTTGTCGCGGGCTCTCATGTTCTTCAGCATCTGACGTTCAAATGGGATTTTCTCCTTTTTGGCAGCTTCCCATGCCTTATCGAGAAACGCCGAAAGTGACGATACTGCAGGCGACTGGGCGGGTGGGACCGCTGCATTGGCGGAGGTCTTCTTATCTTCCTCAATAAGTTGGGTGTTGGACTTTACGATTAAGAGACCCATGGTTTTCTCCTTATGTCCAACCGGCGATAGAGGCTGGCGCGCTGTCCACCTGAGACGTTTGTCTCTTTGTGAAGAAGTTGCCTGTTCTCCCGGTAGCCTTCATGGCAGCATATTGTAAGGCGTCATGCGGGTGTGAGGCATCATTCTTTTCAGGCCGATCTTGGAATCGATCCTGTCCTGTGACCTGGATCCTCTTCATCCGGTACTCCCCAAGAAATCCCTTATGAAGCAACTTACAGCGGGGGTTGAGCTGCAAGGCTCCCTTGTTCCCCTCGATCCTCTGGACGAGAAGACCATCGACGGCCCCGTATCTGGGATCCCAGGCGTTGGACCAGGCGGCATCGCCATGCTGGCCGAAAGCGTCTTTGATCTCCATGAAGGCGTTGCGCTCGTCGGAGTTATAGGATTTTCTAACTCCAGATGGATCGCCGGTGATGATGAGAGGGATTCCGTAATACTTGGCGTTGATATATGGCTTGATCACGTCCTTGAGAAAACGGCGGCTTCCCATTCCCTTCCCAAGAAATTCATCGTAGATGTGAAACCTACTGTTCGGATGTATTTGGGCCATGACACAGGCTGGATGGCTGTCGAAGTCAAATCCCAGAATGAGGGGGTAAGACCTTTTGGGATCTTCATCCTTTTCGGCAAGGTGAAAGGTATCTGACCAATTCGGGTAAACCGGGCGCCCATCGCGAACGTAGCCGTATTTCCCATCGACATAGACGGTGATCCATGCCGGGTCTTTCCCATGCATGAGCCGGGAATAATAACCTGGATCCAGATTCGGGAGGTTTTCAGCTTCGGCGGATCTGCCGGACGGCTGTTTATAAATTGCGGTCAACGGGACGCCCTCAGCCTCAGTCTTGTTGCAGTTCGGGCAGAACTGCGGGAGGGCCCAATTCTTGGCTTCCATCCGGATCATCGTCACGGGACCGCCGTCTTTGTTCACGCAAACAGGGCAGGCCCTGGGTTTATCTTCTTCGAAAAGTTCATAGAACCAGTGATCGGTGTCGCATGGGTTCGTTTCCCCAAAGATGCCCTTCCACGTACATCCCCCATCCTGCCTTGCAGGGAATCGACCGACACGGCCCTGCATGGTATCCCAGATTATCCTGGGGATTTCACGGACCTCGTTAAACCATGCCCCGGTAAGTTCCAGGGAGAGGAGGTTTGCAACGTCATCGGGTTTGTCGAGCGGGCGGAAGAGGATTTCTGCTTCGACCGGAGACCCATCGGGGGCCTTCAGTTTGTTGAGGATAAAGTTTCTGGGGGTCTTTTCGTAGGTTCCAAATTGGGCCATCCAATAGAGGAAGGTCCGGAGGGTCGTATCGTCGAGTTCCCTGTTCGTGTTCCGAATGACTGCCCACCGCGATCGCCTAACGCCGTCTCTGCCGGGCATCTGTTGGGCAGCCCTCCTGGGGATCTCCATGACCGCACCAGAGGACTTCCCGGACCCAAAAGGCCCCATGAGCCCACGGATTTGGGTATTGTCCAAAGCAAAACGCCCAATCGTGGGAATGTGGGTATAGTCATATTTGACGGCATATCCGGGACGGACATGACCTGAAGCACGTGGACGCGGCATGTCTACTCCTTTTTGGGCTGGAGGCTCTTCTGGTACTCGTCAAACCCGCCAGGAGTATCGTTCTTGTAAGCTCTCGCGCGCGCGCCGCTTCTGTCGATCGGTGGGGGAGGTGGTTCGAGCGAGGTTCCCTCCTCGACTCTCTTCTTCGAACCCTTCATCGCCTTGACGGCGACGCTGATAGGCCATGGGAGTTTGTTTGCGATGTCGTTGGGGTCAGCCATTGTGGTTCCTCCTTTTATGAGAATTCTATCCCTGAACAAGTTCCACAGGTGCTGTCCCCTTCCGCAACCCGGGCCGTGAATATCTTAACGGTCTTTACTTCTTAAATCCAGTGCTTATTTTCTGGTACAGGGTCTCCCATGCCATTCTAATGTTTCCCCTTGCGATGGCAGGAATCATGGCCTTTGTGGGTCATGGTCGATTTCCCCGACTTCCTTTCCCACTTATCAGATCCCGGGATCCCTTTGTTCACAGATTTGTAGAAGACCTCCTCGCCCTTATCCTCGCCGTAACGGCCCCTCATGTCTTTCATCGCTTCTTTTCCGGATTTTGTGAGCGGCATGGACTTTCTCCTTTTGTGTCAATTTCCTGTGTGCTTCCATGAGTTCCATCCTGACGATTTGTATCCCATCATTTACCCCGATCAAATATCCCCTGTGCTGCGAGCCAAAGAGGACTCCTTTGCAGATCCGGCACCGGTATTGGAACGGATGACGCTTCAGGGGAAGCTTCACAAATCGGTGGGGAAGCTGGCAACTGCCTAACCTTTTCAGGTTCTTTCGGTGGTCCTGTATGATCTTCTCGAAGGCGCTCCACCCTGTCTTGGTACTGCCGGTTGATTTCTCTTTCGATCTCAGCATAGACGCTCCCGCAATAAAGACAAGAAACCTCCGCCGGGAACCGGCTAAAGGGCTTAATGATCCTCAACGGAGATCCGCACTTCTTACATTTTGGCCACTGGTCCAACTTTTTCCCTCACCGCATCCTCGATCGATTTCATCGGGAGTGTCTGCATCGCGTTGTCCGAACCCAAGCCCACGATGATCAGAGCCGGGCCCTCAACGCTGATTCCGGCGGGGGGCGCCCGTGGGGGTTCTTCACCTTCACCCATCTGCAATGCTCCCGGAATTCCCCTGAAATCGACCAGTTCGTTGATCGCGCCCACAAGATCCTTCAGATCCCGGGGTGACTTGAAGCTGACCCCAAAGTTTTTAAGCCCGTCCTTCAGGGCTTCAAGCTCGGACTTCTCTTCCGCGTCCAACTCCCGTTTCTCTTTCCTGTGGATCTCAATGATCTCGGTCATCCGCTTTAGCCAGGTCATAATCGTGCCGACGACTTCAATCCCATCCTTCCGGAAGAGGCCAACTTTCCCCATGACCTCCACAATCCCAAGCCGTTTCGCGTTCTGAAGATCCTCAGCGATCCTTTCTTTCCATTTCCCGGCCTGTGCCCATGTCTGGACTGTGGTCAGGGAGACATCGAGCCAACTGGCAACGGCTTGATACGTTCTCGTCCTGCCAAGAGACCGGTACTTCTCGAAGGCGATCTCATGCCTCTCGGTGACGGTTTTAGGGAACTTTTTGATGGTATTTGGAGAAAGCTTCTTTCCGTCGCCTCGAGGCACACCTTTCCTGACGATGGCCGAGGGGGGTTCTGCAGCATCGCTACCCTGAACGGTGGGATCCGGAAGGATCAGGTCTTCGACTGGGATCACTTCTTCACCTTCGGAAACTTCATGATGATATTTTTGACCGGAAACCGCTCTTTGGCCTTCCGGCAAAGCTTGATGAACTGACGTTCTTCGAAATTCGGCGCCCCGATCGTCAAGTTGAACTCCTGGAGACGAGGCTTCGACCTGTCCCGCTTCTTGTAGGTCCGCTTCGTCATCTTCACGGTAAGACTTGGGCTCAGGAAGGCCGTAGCTTTCACGGCACTCTCAATCTGGATGGCTGAGAACAGCCTGTTGAGAAGGTCGGGCTTGATTGCTGATAAATCCATCGGGTCTCCTTTCAATTTTGAACAATGACCGGTCTTTTTTGGACAGTTACTTCTGAATCTTCATAGCCGGTTTTACCGGAGTTTCCTTCACGTAGGAGAAAACGGCCGTTTCCACTGAAGCCCCCCACATATTCCTTGCGCTTACTTGAAACGTGTGAGTTCCGGAGGACAGGCCTGTCAGGTCGTACCAGAGGATGATCTTGCCGGTTGCGTCAATTTTGGCCACGGAGGTAATCGTACCTTGGGCTCCATCCTTTCTGACAAGGAAATCGTCGGGAATGCCGACACCGGATCCAGGGGCATACGGATCCGAAGTCAAGAATGTGCTTGTTCCTTGTTGTACGATTCTTAGAACCGGAAGGACGGGGATCGCTTTCGTGAAGGTCACTGGTTGGGAAGGCTCGCTGCACTTGTCTGTCTGGACACACGCAAGAGCCCTCGCCGTATAAACGCCGTTCTGGATCGTGATCTCCCACCAGAGATCAACCTTATTCTGGGCGTCCACTCGAGCCGGTATCGTCACATCCGGATGCGTTGCGAAGTCGAATTTCAAAACAAAGGTGGTGGGCATAACGAGCTGGCCCTGGGCATTGCAGCCTATTGTTCCGGGTGTGCAAGGTCCGGGGACGTATTTGTCACAGGTTAGATGCGGGAGGGCTGAAACAATCTGAGCCGTAAACATCAAAACCGCCAAAATCGTGAACAGTCTTTTCATCACCATTACCTCCTTCGGTTCGAGCCGTCGACCATCGCCATTTAACGCGGGCGGGTACCTACCCCGCCCGGCAAGAGTTTACTTCAAGACTGCGGCGCCTGCCTCCATCCCAAGGCTCAATGCCTTCGCTCCGGCGACGTGAAGCAAAATCACGTCGGAGATGGTTTCGATACCAGACCCGAGGTCAGCGTCAGCGGAGACGAGGAAGGCCGTGTCGCCAGGGTTGTCCCCGGAGACGACCTCGAAACTCGTTCCTTCCGGGTTGAGGACGTTCACAGTCCCCTCTCCAGACTGAACAGTGATCACTACCGGGCCGTCCAGGGGGGCAGGCTTTCCTGCACCTGTAACGGGGGCCAGGGTAACGGGGATCTTCTCTTCGTTCGTGCAGCTTAATTCCAACATGACTCGTATCCTCCTTTTGTCTTTAAGTTCAGGCCGTCCGACCTTCCAGTTGAAGGCCCCGACCTGTGCAAAATGGTGAACTAATTCAAACCGCTTCGGGAAATGATGGACAACGTCAATCTTCATTTCAACCTCACCACCCCCTTTCAGGCCTCCCCTTCGATTAATTCTCCATCCCATGATCCATCGGGATGAACAGCGATCACCGTGAGGGGCACTTTCATGAAATCGGTTTCTAAATCGTTGTAGAGACGTGCCCAAACGAGCTGCCCTACCTCAACCCGGGGTGGACGATCGACAACTGACTTGTTCATCTTCTTCTCCCTTGCCCAAACATCCTCCTGTAAAAAGGGACCCTCTGAAAAGGAATCTGGGTTCCTTGGATTATCGAGAGAATAACGTCCATTGCTCCCTGGGTGACTCCCTTCGAAGACGAGCCCATGCCGCTCGCAAGGCTCCACTGTCTCCCTTTGCCTCTCGTTCTGATTCCCATCGCGCTATGCGGTTGCATCGGTCCCCCTATTCCACAAAGAATTTGCAGCCGATATTCAGAAGCCAGGGTACGGGCCCGAAGTTTAGAGGAAACTTCTTACACCATTCTGGCTTGTCACCGTGAATCTCGCATTTTTTATCGGCGGATAGCCACTTGCACCGGAGAGGAAAGAACATCGCCTGCCCAATCAACGTCCCTCCTCGACCCTCCATCCATTTCATGTCCCATTCCGAATTGGCGGCGGGGATCCCGATGATCTCGCAACACCTCCCACACCTTTTACACTTCGCTGCGCCCATTCGAAAATCTCCACTGATGAACTCCAGAACCCCTTGCCACAGAAGTCACCCAGAGATCGTCGCCGATTCTCACGCCGAAAGAAGTAATGGATTTATCGTTCCATCCATCGAGGAAGACCCTCCCATTGACAACATCGTCATTCCAGACCCTGAGAATCAGCATGGGGCGATCCCCGTCTCCTGTGTTAAAAAGTACGATCTTTCCAATTGCAACTTCTTCTTCCATAATTTTCCTCCTACGGGGTTACGATTGCCCTTCCTTTAGTTTGTCCATCCCGCCCATCGATCTTACCCTCTGACGCATAGTCCCCAAGGGGATCCCAAGACTTTTGGCGGTAAGAGTTTGATTCCAGGCATTCTCGGCAAGGGCCTTCACGATATCATCTTTGGTCGTGTGCTTATACCTAAGATTACCGTGTAGCTTATGCTCTATCTGCCGCTTGTTGTTCGAGTTGTCCTGGGTCGGACTGTGCATCGTGATCGTCCCGATGGAGATAACATTGATCGTTACTCCATCGGGATTGGAGCCAAGTACCTGCCTCAGTATTTGGGCCGCGATCTGAGGTTCCTGCGTGATTTTTGTGTCCATTGCTCACACCTTTCAATCGATATGTAAATTCATTGGAGCGATATGCTCAGGTTCCGGGGCGCTGGCGGAGGCATCACGTCCGTGTTGTAGGGGTATAAAGCCTCTACCGAATCCAGGCTCCAGTTATTATTGGTATCCCCAGCCTGGAGGACAAATTTCAGCGTTCCTGTCGATCCATCCGGGACCGTCACCGAGAAATTGTGGGATGTAGTCGGGTGCGCGATTGTTCCAATTAGCGTCCTCGTCCCGTCCGTCCGGTAGAGACGGTACGAGGCCATGTCGGGCTCGGTGTTCGCGGTCCAGGTGGCTCGGAGATTCAACGTAGCCGCTTCCGAAGAAACAATCCAGACACAAATCGCCACAGCCAGTAGTACCAAAAACGCCTTCAGTATTTCTTTCATGTTTCCTCCCTCCTCCCCGTTACTGGGATTGCCTCTCATGGGCAGCCCCGTTACTCCTCCTACACGTGGCAGGCGAGCTGTTTGATGCCGGGTTTTCCGGCTGAAGCCCTGATCCACTCAGGGGAATCTCGTCTTCTCCATATCGATCTCTACCTCTGCCTCCAAGATCGCGCGAGTAAGATCCGACTTCATTCCGGCGGCAACGATGATAAAAAGGGCCCGACGTTCCCGGTCCGACGTGAGTTTCTCCGGAAGCGTCCCGTATTTGGCGAGGACCGATCGACGACGCGCGGTCCCAAGTTTGTAGTAGCGGTGCCTGAGCGCGGTGAATTCATCATCAGCTTCAAGCTCCATTCGTTTTTCAGGCGTCATCTCTTCAGACATGGTCCATCTCCTTGAGCACATCACCATCATGAAACGGGATAACCTCTGTGTCGCCCTTAACGGTGACAGCTAAAATCTTGAGACAGGGTCCTCTGGGAAAAAGCTCTTTTAGGATACGCCGCCGGGGTTGATTTTTGGCATATCTGAAGCCCCATACACTCGCGGTCCTTTCCTTATGTCCTCGATCATCTTCGCGAGCAGAGTGGTCTGGGCCTGTAACGACTGCATCGCCCTGAATATGATATCGAGCTGGAGCGCGGACAGAATCCGAGCAAGCCTTTCCGGGTCCATTCCCTCCACCTGCATATCGACCTTCCCCTTTTCGTCGATCATGATCACGGCCGCCAGCGGGCCGAACGAGGGCTTCTTCTCCAGCGGTTCCTTCAACGGCATAAATCCTCCTGAGTGAATTGGAATAACGAAGAGTCATCGGGTTTTCCTCCGGGGACGAAAAACGTAGTCAAAGGTTTCCGGCGACTTGGAAACTTCAAGGCCGTATTCCAAACAGAGAGATCTGACGAAATCATAGTTGCCCGCCGGTTTGCACCCGTCTACAAGGGCGAAAGCCGAAACCTGTGCGTAACCCCATCGATCGACAGAAACTAAAATGTCATCCACTACCTTGTTGCCGGTGCAGTATAGAACGCGACACTCAGCGAGAACTGTGACCCTATGATCGCGGGGGAGAGAGGACAAACTTCTCGTAATCTCAATCGGGTCTTTGCCAAGAAAAATGGAGGGGTCCTGCGAGCCTTCATCGATCCAAGATTTATGATTACGCCCAAGAGGTCCCGCTTCAGTGCTAAAAATGGAAGCCATCTCCACCCCTCAAAAAGTAGGAAAAAAAAATATAAAAAACGGGGATCGAAAAAAGCCAAATAATAGGAAGTCGGGAATTCGTCGATGCGAAGGAGAGTGTCTTGGGAGCGGCGGACCATGGACGCGCGGGGGTACGTGACGACTGGTGGGGGTGGTCGCGACACGCGCCCGCCTGCCCGCACAACACGTTGCCACTCTTTTTTCTCTTCCGTTCCATCACGGACCTTCTATCACACGCGAAAGAGGATGTCAAGGGCTTTCTCTCCACCCGTAGTTTACATAATGCATATTATCAGACGTATTCTCCCCAATACGTTGCCTTATCCCTCCCCTGGCGCTCGCTTTCCCCTGGCTGAAGCTCGGATTTCCCCGGTGTCGATTGCCCGCCCTCCCCCTCCCCATTCCCTAAGCTATCGACATCACATAACAACCTGCAACACGTTCCTGTTCTTTCTCTTTCTTTCCCCTGTTTTTTTCCTCTTTGCGCTTTATTGGGTCGCTGGTCTCGGGTTTAGACCTGGCTCAGTCATCCCCAGTTGGACTCTGTTGAGACTTCCTGAGATATACATTCCCTTGCTACTCCTTCAACTATCCCCGTACCCATAGGCACCCTTTTCCCCCCCTACCCCCCCTTTTCCCTTATTCCCTCTCCCCTTCCCTTCACAGATACGTTCTCTTTCGATGCGTTATTCCCTCCCGGGGGACCGGGGTTCTTGGGGCCTCCGCCGCTGCCGGGCTGGAGGAGTCCGCCGGGACCGGGATCGACCTGGCCGCGCGGGACCGGGGACCGGGGCCGACTCTGACTTTTTTTCATGACCTTTTTTCAAAAGTCTGACCTTTTTTCAGAGCGAAATCATTGAGTATTTGACGCGGCTTTCCGGAAACATTTAGCCTTTTGTCCGCAGTTGATTTGGCACAGAGTTTGCTCTTAAGAGGGTGACTTTTGAAGTTGAAAGGGGTTCTGGAAATGAGACTTTTGATGGTAGGACAAACTGAGAAGCTTTCTCCGGAACATGAGACCGAAGTCAAGGCGAATTGCGCTCGACCTTTAGGGTGCAACGAGCAACCGGCTTCCTGGGACAGTGGTCCGCTGCCGGTTCAATCCACTTGGGGACTATTCAACATGAAAGGGGTGAAATTCATGGCTACAAAAAGGAGTGAACCTGAAAGCTTGACGCTCCCTGGCATGGCTAAAAGATCTATGCCGCCGACTCGAAAGACGGTCGGGATGCTTTGGGACGAGACCCCGCTGGCGAAGGCCGCGCGGCAGGCCGAAATCGACCGAGTCCAACCGGGACTTTTTGAGAAGAAAGAAGGGGAGATATCATGAGTCTTTTCGATATCGTTAGTCCACTTCTTTTCGGAGTTTTCTGGTTTGTAGGCGTCTTGCTCGGGTTGAGAGATAAACCAAAACCACGATTGAAGGGGGGTGAAAATGACTAAAGCTATGCTTCTCGAAAATGCCGGGATTGAGGGTTTCCGAATCGCTGCCGATTTGGTGCCCTCCGTTCATTTAGCGCCGGTTCTTTCTATCCTGAGCTGGCAAACATGGGTTAATTCGCTGCCTGTCTACAAGACAGGGAAAGGGGACAAAGAATGAAACCGTCAGTCTTATCTGAAACACTACGGATTGCGATCCGGAACAAAGACCCGTTGTTGATTGTTGGCCCTCCTGGGATAGGTAAAACAGACCTCACGTTTCAGGCCGCGCAGGCCGAAGGTGCAGACCTTATCGTGAGTCACCCCGTTGTCAGTGATCCGACGGATTATAAGGGAATGCCTTGGGTTATCACCCTACCGGACGGAACACAGAAAGCGACGTTCCTTCCCTTCAGTGACCTGGAAGAGTTGATCAAGGCGACGAGGCCGACCGTTTTTCTCCTTGATGATCTTGGACAGGCCGCGCCCTCAGTTCAAGCGCCAGCTATGCAGTTGATTTTAGGCCGTAGGATTAACGGCCACAAAGTTTCTGACGAAGTCGTTTTCATTGCATGTACGAACCGCCGTCAAGACATGGCCGGGGTGACTGGCATTCTCGAACCCGTCAAGAGCCGGTTCATTTCAATCATAAACCTGGAGGCGGACCTTGACGATTGGTGCAAGTGGGCACTTGCTTCAAACACTGTCGCTTTCGAAGTCATCTCTTTCCTCCGGTGGAAGCCCGCGCTACTTTGCGACTTCAAACCGACGAAGGAAATGAAAAATTCACCCTGCCCACGGACCTGGAATGCAGTCAGTAAGATCGTCCAACATAGCTACCCGAAAGAGGCAGAGGCAGAAATGATCATGGGCGCGGTCGGGGAGGGGGCCGGGGTCGAGTTTATGGCATTCCTCAAAATCGCGCGTGAATTACCATCTCCGGATTATGTCATCATGCATCCGGACGAGGCCGACGTTCCCAAGTCACCGTCAACTCTGTACGCGCTTTGCGGCGCTCTTTCCGCACGTGCCGGGGACAACACCTTTGGGAACATTGTTAGATTTGCAAACAGACTGCCAGCGGAATTCTCCGTCATGATGATCGTCGATAGCACGACGAAAAACAGAAATCTGGTCAAGACGAAAGCTTATATTGACTGGAGTCTCAAACATACTGATGTCTTGATTTAGCGGGAATAGGCAGAGGGTGAGGCATCTCGAAACGGGGTGCCGATCCCCCTGGCTACTGCCGGGAAAATCTGAAAGGAAAGGAGACAAACATGGGAGAGAAGAAATTGAACGAACGAGCGCTGCTGCTTCGATTGTCAATTGGACAGTGGACCGCTCGAAAGCAGGACAAGAAAATCAAGGCAGAGGTAGAGCAGCAATACAACGCGACGGACGCAATTAGCGTTCACAAGGCGCTCATTGCGAAAAGCGCCCTGGAAACTATTTCCAAAAAGGTCACACAGGTTAGAGATTATGTTTACACTCACACCCTGCCCTGGGTAGACGAGGGAGTGCGATTGGTGCCCGCCGTTGACATTCTTTCTTTGTCTCAAACGCTCCGCGAAGAGAAGCAGGAATGCGAAAAATTGTTTGAAGAATTTGTAGCGAACTACCCCGCCATGATCGAGACCGCGCGCGCGAGTCTGAACGGACTTTTCAACGAGGCCGACTATCCCAACCCGGCCAAGGTAGCGCGAAAGTTCTATATGGAATTCACGTTCGAACCCATTCCGGAAAGCGCGGGGTTTGTTAGCCTGCAAGGTTTCATACAGAACGAGCTCGACGATATGTCTCAGAACTACGAAGACCGGGTTAGAACCGCGACGGCAGCGGCCATGAAGGATCTTTACATGAGACTCCACAAGGTCATTTCCGCCGCTCATGAAAGGCTGATAGATCCGGATAACAAGTTCAAGGATTCCCTGGTTTCAAACATTGTCGAACTGGTCAACCTACTACCGAGACTGAACGTGACCGGAGATGAAGAGCTTGAAAGACTCCGCCGCGAGGCCGAAGAGAAGTTGACGAAGTACGACGCGCAATCGCTCAGAGATTATCCGATGATGCGAAAAGAAGTGGCCGACGGGGCTGCTGACCTCCTGAAGAAAATGGAAGGCTACGTTTAAGAAATTCGAAATTCAAAGGCCGGGGCCGCGAGACCCCGGCGGAAAGGAATCAAATGAAGACCTCAGATCTAAGCGCGAAAAAGAAGATTGAGAAAGCGCGGGCAGGGCTGGTGATGGATCAACCTTTTTGGGCATCAATCTGTCTACGCCTGGAGATGATCGAAGACAAGGCCGGGGGCTTGACTGAGACCATGGCCACGGACGGAAAGTCGATCTATTATTATCCTCCGTTTGTTGACGCGCTTTCGCTCGACGAAGTCAAGGGTGTCCTGGCTCACGAAGTCGGCCACGTTATCCTGCTTCACCCCTATCGTCGCGGAAACCGAGACCTATCAGATTTCAATCAGGCCGGGGATTATGCAGTCAACCCGATTCTGAAGGAGGCCGGTTTCAAGCTGCCTGAAGGGAGCCTTGACGAGCAGGCCTTTCACGGAAAAGAAGTCGAAAGTATTTATACCATCATCCACAATCTTCCGAAGAAACCGCAGGGACAAGGCGGACAGGGACCGGGTGGACTGAAGGGACAAGGTACCGGCGCGGACGGATCTCAACCCGATAAACCTGGCGGTGGCGGATCTCAACCCGGTAAACCGGACAAGGCAGGGCCAAAAAAGCCTGGGCCGAAATGTCCAGATCCTGGAGGGACCGGGGGGGTGATGGACTACCCCGGGACGCCTGCCGAAACAAAGCAGGCCATGGAAGAGCAGAAGATATCAAACATTCAGGCCGCGCAAGTTGCGAAAAAACAAGGTCGCCTGCCGGGGTCGCTTGACAGATTGATTGAAGACCTGAACGAGCCAACCGTTGATTGGCGGGAAGTCTTAGCACAATTCGTTGACAGCTATTCCAAGAACGACTACACCTGGTCGAAACCGAACCGGAGATTTCTGGGGTCTGGAATGTTCATGCCGTCGCTGCAATCTCCAAGTCTGGGGCACGTAGTCGTCTTGATAGATGCATCCGGTTCTGTTTCCGAAGTCGAGCTAAGGGGCCTGGTTTCCGAGGCTTCCGGAATAACCGAGATGTACGAGGGAGTTGAGCTTTCCGTGATCTTCTTCGACACGCGAACGTCAGATATCCTTCAGATTACCGACGAGACAGACCTGAAGAAATTGAAAATCCCTAAGATGAGCGGCGGAACGGATTATAAGCCTGGATTCAAGGCTATCGACAAAAACGGTTTGACTCCAGTTTGTGTCGTGGTTCTGACCGATGGGGAGTGTTCGAGTTTTCCAAAAGACCGGGGAGTGCCTACGCTTTGGGTGATCAACGACACCGAGACCGCGAAACGCTTTAAACCTCCGTTTGGTGACGTGCTGGCCATGCCTGGAAACGAGACGGACTGAGGAACGAAACAAGACACCGGGGCCGTCGCGCTCCGGTGTCGGGAAGGAAACGCCATGCAGGAACAACCGACACTCTTTCAAATCAAAACGCAATACAACAAGCTGGCACAAAAGCCCGAAGTCCGCAAACGCGCAACGAGGCGCCGCGCTTTGGTTCAAGGGGCAATCGATTTTACTTCTATCCGCGCGGACAACCTCACCTGGCCGGTGATCCGGAACGCCTGCAAGGCGCTCCTGGGAGACTATAAAATTCGCGTGAGAGTAGGCGCGGATATTTCCACCGAATTCGGCGCGGCGGCAAAGGCCTTGTTACAGCGAAACTACGACTCCCCGGCGCAGATGTATTGGGGGACAAGGGATTGGCTTATTGATCAGCTTAAACCGTACTGTCCGGGACTCACGAAAGACGCCTGGCATAAATTCAGGGGCCGGGTGCTGGCCATTCGAAGTCAAAGGTCCGGGAACCGGTCATTCTTTGCAAATCGGGAAGCTTTCAACGGTCGAAGACTCTGGCCGCTCGAACACAAGAAAAAAGGCAACTATGAGGACTTCGCGAAAAAGGTATGGAGGGACCGGGGTTGTCCGACGTTCGGAAAGAGAGTCGTCACCGGCGCAACCTGGGGGCCGCCATGGACGAACGACAGACGTGGGCCTATCCAACGATGGGTAGGGATATACTGGGAACGCAAGGGAGGGCGGGCGCTCCTTAATGTGTCCATTCAAAGATAGGGGGTGTGTGATGGCGAGGCCGTTTAAGAAACTGCCGAAGAAAACACAGGAAGCCGTTCTGGAGAGGTACAGATATTTTAACGTTGAGGATTTTGAGTGGTGGGACTCGACCGAGGAGGTTTTCAAAGAGGACATGAAAGAAAAGGGTGTCGAGGTTGATAACATCTACTTCGAAATGTTCTGTCAGGGGGCCGGGGCCTGCTACGTCGGGTCGTTCAACGTGCTAAAGCTGATAGAGGCAAATCTTGAACCTCTGGTAAGGGGCGGTATCGATATTTTTATGATCCGCAAGATCCTGGATGGGTGCTGGTCAAGTGGCATCATAAACCACAAGAACAGGTACTACTACAAGGAAACGATGGACATCAGTATGGAAGTCGAATATCCCGAAGAGGCTGACGAAACGGAAACCGAAAAAGCCGACAAGCTTATAAAAGAGACCGTCGAGGAATTTCTGAAAGACGAAGCTGGAAGACTCTACAAGATGTTGGAGACAGAACATGACTATTTAACGTCCGACGATGCGGTAAAAGAAACCTTGATTGCTAACGATTACCTCTTCGATAGAGAGGGGGTGATGGTCTGATGGGGGAGAACTGGTTAGGTATTGGCGCGCTGGTCATTCTCATAGCGCTTATAGCGCTTAGTCTCAGGTGAAAGGGGGTGATACATTGAATGAAAAGTATTTGTCGATGAGTCAAGGAGAGCTGGCAACACTGGCAAGAGAGACCTTTGGGAACGCGGTAGTCCATCCCGAAAGGTTGACGAAGGAACAGTTGATTGAGAAGCTTGAAAACGCAGACAGGTTCAACGAGCTTCAGAAAGAAACTGATGGCTTCGCCGATGGAACGCAACACAGCAAATAGAGGGTTGGCGGGGCTGGCGAAACCCCACGACGGGACGCCGACCGGCTGCAAGCCCATGACGGGGACTGGTCCCGTCAACCGAAAGGAGAAATGAGATGGGAGAACTGAGATTCGGAGAACACAGTAAGACGCACTTCTCTGGCCGTAACGGGGTGGGCCAGTGTATCGGAATGCGCGTCTACAAGAGTTATGAGCTGCCCGCTACCGCCGAGATGCCCGACGCAAAGGACTTTGCACAGAAGGCTATCCACATCATCCCGATACATAGCAAGGGACGTGACGCGCGATGTCGATTAGAGATCCCACAGGAAGAGGTTGGACGGTTCTGTCAGCTTTTGGAGGACGAGCTTGAAACGAGAGAGCTTATGAAATCCGAAACCAGACGGGCCACGCTGACGGTGGAACTGAGATCCGCCGCGCAGATGGTCGTTGATAACTGGGAGTCTGGAGACCTGGCCTTTGCGGTCCGGACGCTGGCCGCTGCCCTGGAGAACGAGAAAGATCCGGACAGGTTTGCAGATTGGCTTCGATCCAAGGGCCGCGACGTTTACGATGAGAGCGGACGAATCACCGAACACGCGGACGGAACCCCGGTGATCGAGATCAAGGAGGATGATCCCTGTCTTGTGTGCAACAAGGATGCTTCCGAATGCCTGGCCTGTGCCGGGTGTTAAACAATCTTACGCGGGACAGCTCCGAATTGTGGCCGGGGCTGGTCCTGGAAAGGGGAGAAACGTATGGCAATGAGCGGTAAGGAAGTTAAAGAATGGGTGGCGGGCCTGAACGATGATGACATGGTTGCTGTCGATGACGGGGGCCTCTGTCTGGTCGTCAAGGACACCGGGAGTTATTGCGAGATCGGTGGCATCCCCCTGGACCCTAACGACGAGGAGGAAGAGGGCTGGAATATGAGAGGGGGGGTGTAAACCATGGCGCGGTGGGTGGATAAGTGGACAGTCAGAGGAAACAGCGGGGTCGGTCACACCGTTTCTGTCAGTGACAACGGGGAGTGGGGTTGCTCTTGCCCTGCCTGGAAATTCAAAAAGAGGGACGCAAAGGCGCGCGGCGAGATGTGCCACCATATCATGCAGAAAAAGGCAGAGATCAACTGGATCGATGGCGACATGGGGGCCGTGATGCGCTTGAAGGCGCAGCTTATCGAGCGCTACAAGGAGCAGGGTAAGAGCGAAGAGTGGATCGTGGGTAAACTTGCTGTGACATGAATAGACGAGCCGGGGGACCTGGCGTAAAGGTCCCAACAAACGAAAGGGGGTGATCATCTGTGATAACTGGAGCAAGACAAATGCGCTGTGGCGGCTGCGGCGGGGAGGACTTTCAGGTCTTCACGAAAAGAGAAGACACTCTTGGAATCGACGGCGTGACTAACCTCATCCTGGAGTGTAACGGCTGCAAGTCTACGTCCATCGTTCAACCGTTCAAACCGGTTATGACAATCGGTTGGGGAGATCGGAGCGACGGAATAATCTGTATCATGGGAAAGGAGGATTGATCATGACGACACAGGAAAAGGACCAAATCGTTTTCAAGAATTTTTATCCTACTCCGAAAAAACTGGCGCTCCGGATGATTGAGAAGATCAAAGGAAACCCTTCTTACATCCTGGAGCCGTCGGCTGGCCGTGGTGACATTATAGACGCCATGACCGAGAAGTATAATCACACCTGGGGCGGCACCAAGTTCCGTCCGGAGTATTTTAGCGCCATCGAGATAGACGAGGGATTGCAGGCAGTCCTGAGAGATAAGGGAGTCAAAGTCATCAACGGGGATTTCCTAACCTACTCCGGACCAGATAAATTCGACCTCATCATTGCTAATCCACCATTCGACACCGGCGAGCTGCATCTGATGAAGGCGATTGACCTCATGTATCGGGGGGAGATTATCTTCCTATTGAATGCGGAAACGATTAAGAACCCGCACACAAACACACGGAAAGCCCTTGCTCTGAAGCTGGAGGAACTTAATGCAGAGATTGAATACATCCCTGATGCCTTTAGAGATGCCGAACGGCGGACCGGCGTTGAGGTTGCGTTGATCTACATCAACGTCGAGCGGGCCGTCGAGGATGATCTTTTCAAGGGGGCTGGCGACAAGACCGAGCCACAAGCGCCTGGCCTGGAAACCAACCATGAAGTATCAACAAAGCAAACAATCTCCGAGCTGGTGGCTGAGTATAACCAGATCATCCGGTTGGGGACCGAGACAATCTTGGGGTATTACCGAAACTATAAAAAGGTCGGGAGGTATATCGGGCTGAACTGTGAGCCGAAAGAATGGCGCGACACTGGAGCAGATATGACGGGCCTCATGCAGAACACGTTAAACGCCCTTCTTGCCCGCGTTCGGACCGACTTCTGGAGGCGGACCCTTGACATTCCGGATGTCCGGAAGCGGATGACATCCAAAAAGAGAGACGAATTTGAAGAGCAGCTAAAGAAGCATTGCGACATGGACTTTACCGAAGTGAACATTCGCCAGTTCATCATTAACCTGATCGGCGGGTACGAGAGGACTCTCACCGAGGCCGTTGTAGACATCTTCGACAAGTTCACCATAGCCCATTGTTATAGCAACGGGTTGTACGACGACAACATTCACTACTTTAGCGGCTGGAAGACGAACAAGGCGTTCAAGGTCAATAAGAAAGTGATCATCCCGTTTTATGGTGGATACGGAAACGGGCCTTTTCAAAACTATGGCGGCCACTGGGAAATTGATTATAATGCAAGGGCGGTGCTCCACGACATTGACATCGTGATGAACTACTTTGATGGCATGGACGGGTATTACTCTCTGACAGAGGCGATTGAACATGCCTTTAAGAGAGGGCAGTCCAGCAAGATCGAGAGCACTTATTTCACCGTCACGTGCTATAAGAAAGGAACGATGCATCTAACCTTCAACTCTGAAGACATTCTGCGGCGCTTCAACGTGACTGCCTGCCTGGGGAAGACCTGGTTGCCCCACGACTACGGGAAGAGGGCCTATGCAGAGATGCCAGAAGAGGAGAAAGCAATCGTCGAAAGCTTTGAGGGGGAGAAGTCCTATAACCAGAACCTAAACCGGCCACTGTTTGCGATTAGGAACTCTCCACAAATCGGTTACGCCATCGAGGAGGGGAACGAACCGGTGAAGTCATTAGGGCCGATTCAGTGTTCACTATTTGACAATCTGACTAAGAAGGAGGCACACGATGATCTGTAAACATTGCAGGAAAGGCAGTAGGGACACGGGATTCTTCACCATCCGGAAGGTCACTCAATATTTTATAGACAAACCTTCACGGAAACTTGTTGGCGGGAAGTGGGTTCCTGGGGGAGTAAACAGCACCATCGAGAAGGAACTTCGGGGCGGGACATTCTGCGGACTCTGCGGGGGGGTGTTGGTGAGCGCGCAGCGGGACCTATTCAACAAACATTTAACGTAGACCTGGGGGTGTGGGATGAAGAAAGAAAGGAAAGAATTTCAATTCAAGGATCTGTCAGAGGCGGCACAAAAGAGGGCCGTTAGGGACGCCAGCGCCATCAATCTCGTCGAGGATTGGTACAAAGAGATAACCGATGCATGGAATACCAGGCTTCAGAAGGAAGGATTCTCTGACATCCACCTGCATTTCACCGGTTTCAACCGGAAGGGGGACGGCGCCTGCTTTGAGGGAAAGTTAAATCTGTTGTTGTTCCTCTCTTTCCACAATGTCCGACGCATGGTGAGATCCGGCATCGACATTTTGCTGATCCGGCGCGTAGTAAAAGATAATATCAAGGTTAAGGTTGACGTACACCTCCGGGCTATGAAGGAGGGGGCCTCTGTGGTCTGGAACCAGGGGCGGATGTTTGTACGGGTAGAACCAGGCGTTAAGATACCTGAGTTCTTGGACCCGTACACCAGAGATAAGATCGGGGCCTATGTCTTGAACCGCTGCCGATACCTCTCAGGGCTGATGTATGAGGACTTAAAAAAGAAGTTCGATATCCTTATCTCTGAGGAGATGGTCAGGCCTTTCCTTGAGGCCTTCGGATGGAGAAGACGCTATAAAGAAAGCGGAGAATACATCCCTGATGCGAAGGAGAAAAAATGAGCCTTGAAATGACACCGACGATGGAGACAATGTGGAAAGAAGAATTAGCACAGGTACTCCCTATCCGTCTCGCAGCCGTATACCGTGGGATCTCGGTACGCAAAAGCGAGGCTAACCCCCTGGAACAGAGATATTTCGTAGGGGACTCAGAGGGATGTCACACTCTTTACTTCCGAAAGCTGATGGAAGCTCTCGATTTCATCGATGTGCATTGGGACATAATCTGCCGGTCGATAGAATTCTTTGTAGCGGTGAAGGGCTTCGTCATGGTCGTTCCACGAATAACCTGCCGCGTGTGCAATGGCCCGCGAACTGCGGGGGGGCTGCTATTCGATGACGACAAACTATGCACCCGATTTATCGAAGAGCTGAAGGAAGTGGCGCGCGAACGGGGACCAAGGGCGAACAAAGGGGTTCATAGATCTTTCCACAGGAAGGCGCCGCGCGGTTCCCTCTAACGTGGACCTATTCCGCTGGTTCGACTTCGATCTCCACCCCCGGCGTTACCCCGTAGCACTTAAGAATTCTCACGTCAACCAACTGACTATCATCAACCCAAAGGACTTTTGTCAGCGCATCTTCCGTAGGCCGGGCCAGCTTTATGTGGTCCGGCTTTGTTGTCTTCCAAAAGGGCGCACCTGCCTTAAGGGTATTCTTGTTCTTGCCTGTCCCGTAGTGTCCCTTAATATGGGAGAACGTGAACGTCATCCGAACACGGAGGGGGCCTGGGAGAAGGGGACCGTGGTAGGTGTCGCGGCAGGCGTCAGCCACCCGGGACTTCCATCCTTTAGCCTTTGGGTTCGAATCAGAGACAACGGTTGCCACAACCTCCTGAAGCTGCCCTTTATTCCCCCGCTTAAAGTTCCCAGTGTGTATGGCAAAGGCCCTTTTCGATCCTCCTGACTGCGGTTCTCCTGGCACAAAGAATCGTACTGTCATTTTTCGTGTGTCCCTTCGACAGCCCTGGCCTTCCGGTCAGCCGTCCGTCTCTCCAGCCACATCAACGCTTCTTCGAGTTTGGTGATGGCAAGGCTATTCTCGCGGCAACGAAACTTCCCATCCATCCACTTCTCGTTCAAATAACTCAGCCGATGGATAAGCACCCGGAGAACCTCCTCATTGGTCACGCCATCTATTCTGTCACCGTCCTCTCTCATCTCATAGAACCGGATCGTTCTTAGCGTATCGCGGTCTTTCATGAATGTTTCCATTTCGTAAAAGTGGCAATCGTCAAGACACTTCATCTTTTTTCTCCTCCTTTTCTGTGGGATTAAGACCTGGCGTTTTAAGCTGCCCGAAGGGAACCAAAATTCCTCTCGGGTTTTTTTTGTCCTGAAGTAACCGATTCTCCGCACAGTATGTTGTGAGTCGAAGCCAAAGAGATCTTTCTTTCCGGCAGTCTTTCTTCTCCGTCTTTGCCTTCTCATATTGCTGGTGAACCAGGTCAATCAGCTCGCTCCAATCATTTTTTCTTAATATCGCCACCCGCAACCTCCTTTCCTATAAGCCTCTGCGCCTGTTTTTTTAAGAACTCTCTCTGGGCTTCCCTCTTCTTCATCGTCTCAAGATCTTCTATCGTCGGCCTTATGGCAGCACCGTTCCCAATCTTTTGCACATCCGGAATCCTCTCGTAGATAAGCTTGATTGCGGCTTTCTGTTTTTCTATTGGGACCCGTTCCTCCTTGATGTACGGAATTTGCATAGACCTCTCTGACGCTCTTTCTTTTTCTTCCTCAATGAATTTTATAATCTCGGAAATCTGTGGGAAGAATTTGATCTCCTTACGGGCCCTTTCAAATACAATCTCGATTAACTCAATTGGGTAGACATGAAGATCCTCGAAATAAATAACACCCCTTTCTTGGGTGAGTTCGTAATCTTTTGCTATCAATAACTTCTTCATGGATGCGCTGTATCGTGCCCAATATTCTTTTGCACCGACCTCATTCATTTCAACTCCTTCGGCTTAATTCTTGAAAAGCTCTCTTGGACTTTCCTATCCAACTCCCTCATCCCCCTTGTGGGGTCTTTCTTTGATTTCTCTGGACTGATCATCTCTGCCTGGAGACGATTGAATTTTAACCGGAGGGTGTTGCCTGAGAGGATATTCTTTCTCCAAAAGGAGTCCGACTGGCACCACTTGATCACCTGTTCTATGTCTTTCTCCTCCCGTCCATCAAGTCGCATCATCTCGTCAATAGGCTTAGACCATCCAGAGATTCTCTCCGGAGGCTTGAATTTTGGGAACCATACCTTTATTCTTTCAAGAAGTAGATGTGCCAACCGTTGGGCTTCCGGTGTACTTAGACACTTCACTTCACTTCCCTTCACTTCTTCTTCACTTAACTTCTTCTTCACTTCACTTGCGCACCCTTCTGACACTAACTCCGGTGACAATCCGGTGTTGATCTGGTGTTCTGTTAGTAAGGCAAGGATTTTACTCGGTTTTTTTCTGATCCCATGAAAGGTTTGCCGTTGGAACCATACCGGATCTTGAAGAAAGACCTCGTTATCGACGATATAGAGATTCCAAAGGGGGATGTCCCCATCGTCGGAGGCTATAATTTCCTCGATCAACCCCGGGATTTCTTCCTGGGTAACGTCGTCTCGCTTAGGAAAGACGGTCCCCTTGAGGATTCTTGGGTCTCCATCCTGGAACCCGTAGTCATCAAAATAGGCAATTGCCCAAGTGTAAAGTAAGGCTGCCTTCAGAGACAGGCGATTCACTTTTTTGCTTGTAGAAATGCTCCCCCATAAAGATCTCCTGTCCCTGACGGCCATATTCTTCCCCCTTCAAATTTTAAGACGGCTATCTCTAACGGAGAAGATAATCATAAGAAGTCTTCTTTCTGGCCACAATCTTTCTGGCCATATTGAGGGACATCGGGTATTGTCCTCTCCAGACCTTGCGGCAGATTCCCCACCCCAGGCCGGTGATCTTCTGTAATTCTTCTTCGGAAGATATCCCGATAGCTCTTAATTTCTTTTCCATGCCAGCCATCTTAAAACAGAGGGAATTCATTGTCAATAATTTTTTTATAAAAATATCTTGACAACTCTATTTTTTTAAGATAGATTGATCACATCATACTTCGGGGAGGGGGTGAGAACATGATCCGTCCTACTTTTTACTGTGATATTTGTAAGAAACCATCTACCAGAGCACTCAAAGTTGAATTTCACCTTACCGCGTTCACCATCGATAGTGGGAAAAAAATTACCGGGCCACCGGCAGCCAGGATCATTCAGGTCTCTGAGGTTTGTTCGGTGGAGTGTATGGTCATAAGGCTAACAGACGCGGCGGGCCGCCTCTTAGTGGGCACCCCGCAGGAAACCAAGGAGGACAGGTGTGAAACAGGGACTGCATGACGAATCGCCGTGGCTTCGCGGGCTACAATTCTTTGTATCGGAGATGTTTGGACCGGAGATCTACTCTGACTGGTTTAATGAAGACGCCTTCAACGGGCACGACGTAAAAGAGGGGGATCACCTACTTGACGTTAAGTTGTCGCTGTTTGAGAGGAAGCTCTTCCTACTGACGGAGGTTGCCTCCCGCCACGCAAAGTTCGAGATGGCGGCAATTGTGAAAAACAATCGGCCACCCTTCTCTGAAGAAACGAACCTGGAATTTAGACAGTGGGGTCTGAAGGACCAGCTTGCCGGGATGATTCGGGACGCCTTCTGGATTTTCCTCTACACGAACCACCCGGTAACACAGAAACCTGGGTCTGTTGGGATAAGGACGAGTTGGAAGGTCGTTGTCCCCGCCAAACGGGACTTGGTGCCGGGGCCTTCGCTGGAACTACTCCCGATCGGGGATGTTGGCGGCGCAATCGCTTCGCTTTTGAAGGGGTTGCAGTTAAAAAAAGAATGTGTAGAGGAAGAACCTGGCAAATGCGATAGCTGTCCGGCGAACACTGTCTGCCCGATCATTTCGAAGGGGAAGACCCATGGCAACGCATGAGGTAGATCTTGAGGCAAAGCTGGAGATAGAGATATGCGGCCTCAGTAAAGGCGGCGTCAATCTGAAACTTAGACTTCTTCGTGAACCAAGGGTCGGCTTCCGCGAGGACGCTATGGTCGCAATTTTCGGGGGTGTCACCTTGAAAGAGCACGAATACAATAACCTGACCGTTGGCACCCGGGTTCTCTACCAGGGGATCAAGGCTGCCGTCAAGATCGTCACCGACGAGGATGTCGAGATCCCGAATTTCACAGAGGAGAAGGAAAAGAAATGATCGAAGCCTACTTCGACGGATGTTGTGAGCCGGTCAACCCAGGGGGCATCGCTTCTTATGGTGTGGTGATACTGCGGGAGGGGAAGAGAATATGGGAAGCCTCCGAGATCTTCATGCCAACTCCGGGCCGCGAGAAAGAAACCTCCAATAATGTGGCCGAATACTCTGGATTCGAGGCCATCCTGCGCTATCTTCTCAAGGAAAACTTAAACCAAGAACAAATCGTCCTCTTTGGGGATTCGAAGCTTGTGATATGCCAGATGTTTGTCACCGCCGAATATGGGAAGCGGTGGAAAATCAAAAGTGGCCACTACGTTCCGGTAGCGAGACGATGCCAGCAGCTTCTCCTGAAGTTCCCGAGGCTCACGGGCAAGTGGATTCCCCGGGAAGAGAATTCTGTGGCCGACGAACTGTCAAAGGCACAACTGAAGAAGGCTGGCGTGAGGTTTAGGATACAACCGGAGGGATAATATGCCGCGCATCTCAACCGCCGACCTTACTCTATTGATCACCTGTGGGCTTGGCTTGGCTGGCATGGTAGTTTGCTGGATGTGGGGCTACTTCGCCGGGGCAAAGAAATTCATCACCGACAACTTTCATCTCAGACAGAAAGGGGGACCAATCTCGATGGACACAGAGGGCGACGACAAACTCAAACGGCTTGATCCCATAGTAAGCATGACGTGTAACAGCGGCCCGCCAACGAGCCCGCCATGGGAGATCCGTCTACTCAACAGACAGAGATGGCCGCGCATGGCGTCCTATCCCGAAGTGAGGATCGCTTATCATGGGGATTTTTTTACGGTGGCGCAGGCGAGGATCGCAATCCATATCCGTAGCGGTCCTGATATCACCTACTACGCGGAGGGAATCTGCCGACTGAGCCCGCTTGACGATCCCCTCAACCCAGGCAGGGAGAAGGCCTGGAGAACCGTCCTTAAAAAGAGCAAGGGCAGGATTAAGAGGGTCCCGCCACCGCAACTTGACGGGAGGAGGGCCTGCGAAAAGGCCATCCACAACGCCATTTCCGCCCTGCATACCAGGGTGATGAAACACCGTAGCAGCTTCCACCATTACCGGGGATAAGGCATAGCAGCGGACACAGCATTTCGAGAATATCGAAAGGAGATCACCCAAGATGGAAGAAATAAAAGAAGAAATAAAAAAAGAAGATGAAATGATCGAGACCAGGGAGTTTACCAGCATTCTAAGGACCGACCTAACCGCGAAGGAACGGCTGGATCTCGGGGCGCAGATGGCCAACGTCATCCGGAACGTCAAGAGTGCAAAAGACGAGTTTGATTCAATGAAGTCGCGCTATGGAGCAAAGATCAAGGGGTTCGAAGCGGAACTGACCGGCATCGCAGAGAAGCTGAACACAGGTTGGGAAGAGAGGTCGGTCTCTTGTTCTGAGCTTAGAGACTTCAGGACGGGAACCGTCACGATAGTTCGGAAAGATACGTGGCAAACCGTCGAACAGAGGGCCATGAGTGGTGAGGAACGACAGATGGGTCTTTTTACTCAAACGAAAGAGGAGACCCCGACTAACGGCGAGCCGTCTCAGGCTTCCGAGCCCGAGGCTCTACCTGACCCGGGGTCTCCGACGGACTCCCCCCCAGATCTCCCCGAGGACAACAACCCGTTCTACAATAAGACGAAAGAACCTGGCAGCCTAAAGATGCCGGAATGAGGCGGGGGGACTGATTGAAGACCGAAGGGCACATCAGCTACGAGCCGGAAGAAATCCAAAGATATAAGAAAGAAATCGATTCGATGACTCAAGTCGAAATGGCGAGGCGGTACCGGTATTCGAAAGTGGGGGACGCGCTCTTTACCAGTCATGGATGTCTTTACGATTATTTCATGGCCCGGTTTAAGTCCTTGGGCGGGATGACTCCGGAGATATCTAAACAGATAGGGTGGGGAGACGACTGATGCCGGTAGAAGGACACGCGATATACGCCCCCCGGGGACGCCGACTTTACTCTGTGACGGAAGTTCTGGGATGTTATTTCCAGGAGTTTATGGAGAAGTCCAGGGTCGCATCTTTCATCATCGAACATGCGGCTGCAAAGGGGACGCTGGTTCATCAATGGTGCGTGGCCTACGCGATGGGCCTCTTCGTTCCTGACCTTCCCGGGGAGTACCAGGGATATTGCCGCAGCTTCGCCGCCTGGTTCGACACCTACGTCGATAAGGTCATTTTCATGGAGGAACGGCTGCACGATTATGACCTGGGTTTCTATGGGCATCCGGATCTTCTTTGCCGGGTGAGGCATCACGATTTCGATAGCCTCTTCGACCTGAAGACACCCATTGCCCACAGCGTATTGTGGGGTCTCCAGTTGTCAGCATATTACCACCTTCTGAAAAAGAATGGATACAACCCTGCGTGGGCAGGCTCCCTCCAACTCGATCCGGACGGAGGATCCCCGAGGGTTACGAAGCACGTCTACGCCGAAAGAGATCTGGCTGTATTCCTTTCGGGGCTTACGATAAGGAGGTACGTCGATGCCGCTTAATTCACGCTGCAAGTCGGTTCTTCTTCTCAGAGGGATTATCTACCGTTGCCACCGATGCGGAGAACATATCGGACGGCATCGTTTCGATGGGAAAATAATCACCGGGGATCCCGTCTTTTCATATACCGTGGAATGGGAAGGCAACATGGCGGAACAGGTTGTGGAGCGGCCATGGGCAAGGACCGCGAAGGAAGTTATAGAAAGGTGAAACAGTGGGCAGATGGATGACTCAAGCCACCAGGGATCAGATCCCAGGGCTTATTGCTAAGGGTTATTCCAGAATTAGAATAAGGGCACGTCTCGGGGTAGAGAAGAGGCAACTGGATGGCTACTTACGAAGGTACGGGCTCAAGCCGATCAGTGAACGCGCGGCCGGTCATGGCCTCGCAAAACTTTACGCGAAGATGGCGGGGAGGAGGAAAACAGGTGGCAAGATTGATTCACGACCCATTGACGGAATTGAAAAACACCGGGATGATGCTGAAGGTGATTGAGAGAGGGCGCTACAACCTATTGGTGTGCCATGAGAATCTTCCTGGCGTTCCCACGGACACCCCCAGAGAGGCGCAGCTCAAGCTCCTGGACACTTTCCAGGCAGATGCGATTAAGCTCAGGCGAGCGCTGTTTCGTGATCTCGCGATAGGATTCTTCTGCCTGGCCTTACTTCTTATTGCGGGGGTCGTCAACGGGGTCTTTGCGTTCGTAGCACTTAGGGAAAATAGTTTGTTTTGGATCCCGAATACCGCCATTTGTGTATGGCTCCTTAATATGGTCAGAAAGGAGTTGATCAGATGAATAGGCGCTTGCGGCTGTCCGGCAAGGGTGGTGGGTCACATTAAACAATTTGACCAAAACGAGCCTGGTCAGCTCTGAGGTCGCTTAATTCTATTTCATCACCGTAAGCAGGAAACCTGGGTAATGGGGATTGTTGGGGAACACTCCTTAAGGGCCCGACCCACACAGGACAGGCAATATCGAAGGCAGAACAGTTTTAAGGCAAGTCCATTGTTACGCAGGAGGAGAACCTATGAAGATGGATCTGGATCTTGAGGCAGCAGTAAGAGATGATTCACCGGAACAGATTGAGCCGGTCCGAGTCCGCGCCACAAGCCACGCTATTGTTCCGGAATCGACGGCGAAGGCCAGCGTCGTTCATCCCATCCCGACGGATCCCCGAGACACGGCGCGAATGATCGAGATCGCGAGGATAAAGTTTTTCCCTTACGAAAGGCTCATTGACGATATGTTGAATGAGGTTCAGGCGGTCACGGTCAACAGCGATTCATCTCATAAAATCTGTGTCGAGCTCGGGGCCCGGGCGAAGCGCTTGGGAAAGGAGATTGACAAGGGAAGGGACGACCTCCTGAAGCCCGCCAACGATTTTGTGAAGGGCGTTCGTGCGATCGCGAAGCCGTACATGGAGAAATGTGACCGCATCGAGGAGCTTTCGAAGGTTAAGAATAAGGACTGGCTGGTTTATCGTGAGCTGGAGAGACGCAAGGTCCAGGAGTTGGCGAGAGTCGAGACGCAGAAGGTTCAGGAGAGAGTCAATATCGAAGCCGCTGCCGCTGGAGTCGAGACCGTCCAGATGCCTGTGCCGGTCATCAAAGAGGAAAAGCTCGTCACAAGAACGGCAGAGGGGACAGCTCATTCGAGGGCGACGAAGACATTCAAGATTATCAACCCGGCCCTGATCCCCAGGGAATACTTGATGGTTGACGAGCGGGCGATCCGGGAGGCCATCAAAAGGGGCGTTGAACAGATCCCCGGGGTGGAGATCATCGATGACATCGACATCGTTTATAGGACATAGCTCAGGATCCAGCAACGGACGAGGCTTAGAGCGCCGGACCAGAGCGCCAGGGGATGGAATAAGCCCATGGGAGGCGAGCGGTTGACCAATGGATCCTGAGTTTACCCATATTTGGTTTTGGAAGAAACGACACCCGGAAAGGAAGGGGCGCGTTTGCAGGGTGGTGGCAAGGGGCAGAATGAATAATATTCTGGTGGAGTTCTCTGATGGATTTAGAACCGTTACCTCACGGTACGCCGTGAGAAGAAAGGAGAAAAGTGATGGCAGCAGCGACAGACGTTGAGAAGCAGCAGGCAGTACAGAAGTACGAAACAATCAAGAAGATGTTCCTGAAAGACGATGTGAAAAAGAGGATCCAGCAGGTCATTCCTCAGTTCGTTAATGCGCAGCGGCTCTTCGAAGTATCAGTGACGATGCTGAGGGAGAACCAGGACCTGCTCAAGTGCAGCCAGGAAAGCCTTATCGCGGGGATCATGGGCATTCTGAAGCTCGGACTTGACCCTGTCTTGAAACAGGTCCATCTGGTCCCGTTCTGGAACGGCAGGACCAAGAGGTTCGAGGCCCAAATGATAATCGATTACAAGGGCTATCTGGTTCTTGCCAGGAGGTCCGGCGAGGTCGCGGATGTTTCGGTCGGGCACCGACACGAAAAGGATCACTGGAGGATGGTGAAGGGAACCACCGAACTCCTGGAACATATCCCGGCGGAGGGAGAGCGCGGCGAATACCTGGGATCCTACGTGGTCTTCTTCTTTAAGGACGGCGGGAAACCCTCTTTCGAATATATGACGAAGGGTGAAATTGATAAAAGGAAAGGGATCTCCCAAACCGGTAAAAAAGACGAAGGCCCCTGGAAGGATTGGGAAGAGGAGATGCGAGCAAAAACCGTCCTTCGACATCACATCAAGTATATCCCAGTCGCCACGGAGGATATGCAGCGAGCTTCTGAACTGGATGATCGAAGCGTGATCGGAGAGACACAGCTCGATCTTCTTCCGGACCTGGGTCTCGGGGCAGAGACCGGTCAAGAGGTAATCCAGGCGAACCCCGCCGCAGTCTTTGATGAACGCGCTAATAGGCTCATTCCAACGGAGGACTATGCCTTCTGGAATAACTTCCTCAACGAGACGGCCTCACTGAACAAGGTCTCTGTTGAAGAGATGAAAGCGAGCTATAAGGATGATCTGGAGAAGCTCGTCCAGGTCTTCACCCAAAAATATAAACCCAAGATGCTCGCGAAGCATGGCAAACCAGAAGCAACGAAACCGGTAGAGGACGCGCCCGTAAAGGCGGAGACCAAAACTGGTGATGCGGCGCCCCCCACTGGAAAGGACGAGGCAGGCCCCCGGAAGGATTTATTCGGTGGCCAATTGAAATGACCAGATACCCAGGACCTGAGATCGGTCGATTTCTGTCAAGAACATTGTTCCCACTTAATGGGCTGCCCGGCCTATGAGGAATGGGTAGAGGAGAGGAGAAAGGGCCAGTAACGGAGGAAGTCAACGATGGATTGGGAGAAAGCTCAGGCATATCTTAAAGAATTGACTAAGCAATACACGTCTTTATTAAACAATCCGGGGTGCAATCCTTATTTTGCCCTGGGGGTACTGGCTGCCTACAAAATGAGATTAGAAGAAGGTGAACGAACGCGGGCACTTTACGACGCCATAATGGATATGGAATAGATGCCACGAAGAGCCTACAAACGCCCGGTTGAGGAGGGCGTTATCCGAGACCTTGAAAAGAACGGATACGAAGTCGTAAGGAGGGGGCTTCCTTTCTGCTTCGCAAAGAAGAAGGGCGGGGGGCCCATGATTGCCATCTACGTTCGTCACGCCATGCGGGGCAAGGTAATAAACATTAACTCCGACGGTTTTAGTAAGGCCCAAATTCGGGGGATGGAATTTTTTGAAACATCCGGATCCCAAATCGTCAGAGTCGGAGGATAAGAATGAAGGATTTAGTCTTTGGAATAATCATGTTTGGGTTGGCCGTGGTGCTGGTTGTAATCATTCTAAGGTGTGGAAGGACGTTGTGAGGATAGGCGGGGGGCCCGCCATCCGCTTCTGTCACCCTTCTCCCCGAAGGACAGAGTGCGTTTGTCACAAACCCCCCGCCGCTTTTTAGGAGGAAGCGATGGAAGGACTTGTCATGAAATATTTCGTTTTGACCCCTGAGAAAAACAGTGCCTATGGTCATGCTTCTCGCATGGCGATGATCGCCTATTCTCGCGGCATAAAGAAGGCAGATCCCTTGCTTGCAGGAGATATCCTCGAATGGGTGAAATTGATCCGGCAGAGAATCCTGGCGGAAGCGGGGCTGAAGCCGCGAAGGGGGATGATAAAATGCCGCTGACAAAATCGAAGGGCAATATGTATTCGTGGGTGACACATCACTGGAGCCCGATTAGGGGTTGCCAGTTCGAATGCTCGTATTGCTATGTCAAGTTCTTCCAAGAGAAGTTTAAGTATGTGCCACCGCCGGGACTCGACAAGGAAGACCTGAGAACCCACCTGGGAAGGGAGAAAGTTATCTTCGTGGGTTCAAAGTGTGATATGTGGGGCCCATGGGTGTCTGACTCAGATATCCAGAAAGTGCTCCAACGATGCAAGGACTTTCCCGGGAACGAATACGTTTTCCAGAGTAAGGACCCAGGAAGGTTCAGGCATTTTGGATTTGCGGGCATTAACGCACTGGTCGGAACAACGATAGAGACCGATACCTACCCGGCGGGATTCAAGACGCTCGCACCGTCGATCGAGCATCGCGTTGAAGCGATGATGGGCATCTTTCGAAGAAAGTTCGTCACGATCGAGCCGATCATGGACTTCCGCCCGATCGGCCTCGTAACGCTAATCGATATGATCCGGCCGGATTTCGTGACGATCGGCGCCGACTCCAAGGGACACGGTCTGGTTGAGCCCCCCTGGGAGAAGGTGGAAGAGCTGATCCGCTTGTTGGGCGGGATTAAGATAGAGATCCGGCAGAAAAAGAATCTGGACAGGTTGAAGAAAGGGGCATAGTATGGGCCGCTATTGTGACTTTGCTCTCGCTGTCACCCATAAACACATTGCCAAAGAATACCCTTCGGGACTCGTCGAGTGGCTGGAAAAGATTGAGCCCGACCTCTGGGAGAAGATCCGGGCGGTTGAGAGGCACATGAATACCTTGGCCCTGAAGGACGACCGGGACGGCCTGGACGAAGCGATAAAAAAATACGAGATGCTTTGGGCTATGGGCGCGAGACACCTCAACCGGTGGAAGGAACATAAGGAGGATATCCCCCTGGACGACTCCAGACATGGGCCGCCTCAGCCGGACCCAGTGATACCGGTATTCAGGATCCCATCGTCACCGTCAGAGATGCGCCATGGGGAAAACCTTGACCTGGGGGCATCGCCGCTTCGGCCGGTAACTCCAGGAAGCGCGATGGTCGACGTCGTTGATGAAGACGAAGGTCAGGAGATCCCGGGCCTTAAACTTCCAGAATGAGGAGATAGATATGGCCTACCCAGGTGGGAAGAACGGTTCCGGGGTCTATCAGACCATCATTAACCAGATTCCCCCGCACGAAACCTATATCGAGCCGTTCCTTGGATCCGGCGCGATCCTCCGGATGAAGCGACCCTCGACGCTAACTATCGCCATTGATATCGATTCTGCAGTGATCGAAAGTTTTACAGCGAGATCGATCCCTCAAGGGACCACCCTCATCGTAGGCGATGCAGTACTCCTGCTTCGTGCCATGGAATGGGAGGGCAACGAGTTCATATACGTTGACCCGCCTTACCTTATGGAAACCCGGTCAACCAAGGGGAAGATTTACCGATGCGAGTTCTCCACCAGGAAACAACACCTCGAGCTGCTAACGCTATTACGAGCGATACCGCCGCGGGTAGACATCATGATTTCAGGATATCCAAACGCCTTATATGACGATGAACTACACGGATGGAGGACCCTGGAGTTTCAGGCAATGACCAGGGGAGCGAAGGCGGCGACCGAGAAACTGTGGATGAATTACCCGCAGCCGGTCCTCCTGCATGACTATCGGTATCTCGGGAAGGACTTCAGGGAAAGGGAGAGGATTAAAAGAAAGCAGATCCGCTGGAGGAAACGGCTTGACAGAATGGACACCCTCGAGCGAACCGCGCTTCTTTCAGCGATACAAGATCTCAGGGAGGCCGTGTAATGACCACAAAAAAAGAAATCGATGAGCTTGCCGCCGGGATGCCAGAGGGGCCGTTACTTAGAATCATCAACCTGATGGCGGGAGAGTTATTTAAACTTCGACGCAGGGTAGAGAAATTGGAAGGGGCGAAACCTTTCTCAACAGATTCACCTATTAACGAGGACTCCCAGAGCGAAAGCGGCAGCGCCCAACAGCCCCTGAAGCTGCCAATTTGATTTTGGTTTTGCAGTCTCCGCAAGCTTCAGCGCCCGATCGGTGACTTCCTTCATATCCTCAAATGCCCTCTTCTGAGCCGCGATCTCCATGTCCTTCACGGCAAGGATCTTATCCTTAATATCAACCTCTCTCCTGACCAGGTCGAGTTCTTTCTCCAGATTGGCAATCGTCTGATCTTTTAAGAGGCTTTGTTGTCGGCGAAGCTCCAGCTCCTTGCGGTCGATCTCGCATTCTTTCTCGTTCCGGAGGATCCTCTGGGCATCATCGAGGGGGAAGCATAGTTCTTGGCTTATAGCCACGCTTGCGAAAATCGTCAGCGAGAGCGTTAGGGTCAGTAGGAATAACGATGTTCGCGTACTCCTTTTTAAGAGCATCGATTTCTGCGTCTTTTTCACGGACCAACCTCCTCAACCTTCCTGATTCTTCCGCTGCAACGGATTGTGCAGCCTTCACCTTCTGAAGCTCCCCGGTCAGCCTATTAATTTCAGCCTCGTATATCTCCTCATTCTCCTCCAACACCTCGATGACACGCGACTGGTCATGCCGAAGGTTGTCCAGGGCCATGTTGTAGAGCTTCCGCGTGGCTGCCCATCCGGAGACACTCTGCCACAAGAAGAGGACGGCGATCGCAGCCCCCACCCACCCCCACCAGGGGATCTTTTTAGCCAGCGTTAGAAATGTATTCATGAATGCCTCTTGCGATGAGGGCTCCTATCTTCCGGAGCGTCAGCTCATCTGAAAATGTTTCGGACGACGAAGACTTGTCGATAAACCCAATTTCAATGAGGCAGGCGGGCGCGTTGGTTTCCCTGAGCACATAGAAGTTGCCCGCCTTGATGCCACGGAAAGGCTCGTCCGGGAAGATCCGGTCCACTTCATCAGCCAGGCACTGAGACAGCCTCAGCCCCTCCACGCTTCCCTGGTAGTACCAGATCTCTTCTCCCCTTGCTTCCGGGTCCCCTTCGAGATCCGGATCGGCGTCGGCGTTCGCGTGTATGCTCACGAAGCAGTCGGCCCCATCATTGTTCGAGATGTTACACCGCTCTTGGAGTGAAGCTGTCCGGTCGTAATTCCTTGTAAGGACGACACGGATCTCTGGGGCGACGATTTTCAACCCTTCGGCGACGTACCTTGCCACTTCGAGCGTCACATTCTTTTCTTCCATGTCCTTGAAGCAGGCTCCCGGCTGGCTGCCGCCGTGGCCCGGGTCGAGGCAGACTCTTTTTTTCAAGGTTCCTCCGAATACCGCCGGATGATCATTGGGGTTTATCTATCTTGGGGTTTACGATCCGTCGCTTCACAGCATACCAAAGAGCGGCGACCCCACAAGCGACACCAAAAATCCAGACTATAAGTAAGGCCCATCCGTTCATTCGACCCACCCCCCTTCAATATATATCTTGGTCACGTCATTCTTCCCACGAAGCCAGGTTCCGGTGTTGACAACCTGAAGATCGCCAACCCGGTGGTACCATTTCATGTGGGTGTGGGCCATGACGACCCTGGTAATCTCCCGGAGAGACCTACCCCCTTCTACCAGGAAAGACATCACGTAGTCAAGGCCTTTTTCCTTGTAGATTTCTGGGGTCCCAAACCTTCCCGTCCTCCGGATCCAGCCCTCGATGTCTCTCGCAATTGGCTCTATCCCATCAACAAGGTTGGTATCGATCCAGCTTACCCATTTGGTAAGGTATCTGCCGACGGAGTTGCCGTCGGAATTCATGGCATCGAACTGATGGCCATGAAGAAAAATGGTGTTTCCAATAATATATTTTTCAACGATTGGCACCCCATAGAAGTTCTCCATGGACAGCATTTTGGAGTCGTGATTTCCGATGACGTAAACCCGCGCCTTCCTAACAAGAGCATCTATCAGCTCCGTATGCTCCGCGCGAATCTCCCCGAAGCGTCTCCGCCAGAGATCGAAGATGTCACCATTAAGGACCAGGCTCTTGTCGGGAATGCTCGCTAAAAAGGAAAGAAGAGCGTTTTCATCAACGCCCTCGCCTTTGAGATAAATATGCAGATCTGATATCGACCAGAGGTTCATTAAATCTTTCCGACGAGCTTATTGATGACGCCTTCCACCGGGACCTCTTTCAACCCGACAAGAAGCAGGGCCATCCCGAGCCCGGTCTCTGCCCCAATAAACTTCCTCCATATCCCCAAACATACGAAGACCAGTAGCAGAAATTTCACGGATGTGATCTCCACCGCCAGCTTCTTCACCCCTCTTAAAACAACCTGCCCGAGGGATGCTCGTTTCAAATAGGTTTCCTGACCTTCCATGGCTGCCTCCCATCCCGTCTATTTGTCTCTCATTTCCTTTTTGAGATCGATGATCTCCTTCAGGATCTTCGTCTCCATCGTTTGCTCTATCCTCTTTATCTCTGTGGCGATCCATTCATGGTAATGCTTAAAGAGTTCATCAACCCGATGGCACATTCCCTCCATAACTTCTTTACACGTAGCGGCGTGTTCTGGCCTTGTCATAATTCCCCTTTCTGTCAGGCCCTCTCTCCAGAGCCTCAAGCCTAACAAGGCATCTTTCGCCGGGCAGGCATTCTGCGAACCCTTGCACCACTCGAAAAACTTATTGCGGGTGACGTAGCCACCATCGTCAGTGTGGTCCCTTTCGTGTTCCCGTCTCCAAGCTTCTTGGCCTGTAACAAAACGTTTTAGCCAATAGATGTTTCCGCCAACGAGTAAAGCGATTAACCCCCTGAATATCCATTCCCAAGTGGATCCCATCCGGCTTTCCTCCTATTTCTTGAAAGTCTTTTCCCACCAATCAACCGCTATGTCCATCGTTCTCCGGTCCTCTGCGTCGATTGAGCCCATGTATTTCCTTCGTAACTTAATCGGAATAAATGCCACCGGATGAGACTTTTTCATCGAATTTCGGATATCCTCCCTTTTTCCTCCAAGCCTCGTATATTCGTCAAGCCATTGCTTGGCCGTGGCCTCGTCATCGAATCGTTTCGCCTGCTTGTAATAATAAAGGGCGTTCGAGCGCCTGGTAGGACTAACGTCGGGCACTTCATAGCCTTCAGTCTTCAAGAAATTGCTGATTTTCTCAATAGTAGAATAGTAAGCCGACTCGCCAGGCTCGGAGGTATAGGCGATCGTATTGAGCAACGGGGTCAAAAGCCCCCTGATAGGTTTTGCCGCTGGCAAGATCCCGGCCTTACCCGCTGCATAATGAGCGTACCGATAAGGAACGTCCATCGAGATCGATTTGGCAAGGTGTTCCCATGGGTCTCGGATGGCCCTTGGTTTAAACATCTCGGGGTACAGGGTTTTCCCGGTAAGGGCTTCGACAGCTCCCTTCTCGATTGGACGTGCTCCGGAGAAAAGTTTCTGCATAGGGGCCTTCAATGCCTCGTCGAACTTCTTAGACCACGGTACTTTCCCGCTAACAACGTCCTTAAAGTCCTGCGGAAAATCCTCCATTCCAAACCAATTAAGCGCATCCGATAGGGCACCCTGGAAACGAATCGATATAACGGACCCATCGTCTCTTCTCCCAAGAATAAGATGAAGCTGGTTTCGCTGTGCTCTCTGCATCTCGTCGTCCTCGTCAGGGAAGAAGACGCCGTTCCAAAGATTGACCAGAGTGTAAAGCATCGTTGCCCTGATCCCAAGACCAACGCCTGCCCTGGCGGTAGCGGCCGCTCCGATCCGAAGGCCAGCCGCGCCGCCTCCTTCATGTTTGATATTCTTCAATAAGCGGACATAACGAGGCGCGTTGATTTCAATCCACGAATAGAAAGGGATCATGTGTTTTCTAAGCCACTGGCCGCTCTCGGAGATGTTGCCATAGTCTCCTACAAGCTCCCTTGCCAGCTTCGCCGCCTTCAGGGTCGAATCCGTTATGGCATCGATCTCCTCTCTTCTCGATGCTCCGTAAGGTGTCTTGCCAGAGGCAATTTGGTCCTGGAAGTACCGATACGAGGCAAGGCGGAGAATGTTCTCGCGGAAGTTGTTGAATTCCTTCACCCCACCCCAATAGCGTTGGACAACTCCGGGATTTGCACCAACGAGGGCCTTGAAAATCCCGGCCTCATTGATATCCGGAATCTCTTTAATGGTCATTCCGGATCCGATCACATCGCTCTTCATAGCGTCCTCGAGCATCGCCTTCTGTACCGGGGTCGCCCGGCCACGAAAGTCCGACCAGAGGTCCTTGATCGACGAGGTCAGATATTGCGAGGGCTTCATGTAGCGATCAAAGATGATCCGATGATTATAAGCAATGACGATGTCCAAGTCACCGCTCAGGTTGTTAATCCAATACTTCATGACCCTTAACGGGTTAAAGAGGATCCACTGTTTCCAGGAAGTTTGAATCGCATCGGCGCCTCTGAGGATGATACCTTCGGGCTTGAAGTCCCGGAAGTTATCCAGTGTCTGTGCCAGCTCGTCCGGAATAACCCACTGGGTTCTCTTTTGCCCAACAGCGAGCACTACCCTGAGATCATCCCAGGTAAGGGGCTGCCCCTGGTTCAAGACCCTGTCAACAACCTTATCTGTGAGAGAGAAGGTATTGAAGAAAACATTTCCCTTCTTTGGCTGCCACAACCTGTACTCGGGGAAATGCTTCAAGGCATCTCTCCAGTCTGAATAACCCTGCCTGAGAGCCTCTGCCTTCACCTGTCCAGAGACATCGTCATTTTTCTCGATCTCATTCAATGACTCCTTGGTCATGATCTGGCTCTGCATTTGTGCCAGGACTTCGAACTCTGCCTGAAGGTACTCTGTATTATAGGCGAGCCCGGATCCTTTCCGCGCGATCATGTAGCCCTTCTGGTGGGTCCGGAGATCTTCGCTCGACACCCGGGGTCCGTAATATTTCAGATTCATATACTGCATGACCTGGTGGTGATAATACCGGTCATCCTCCTTCGCGCTTTCGTTCAAGAGCTTCAGGTCTACCGATCGATCGACAAGCTGCTTCATGATGTTTTGCCGTCGATCGAAGGCGTCCATCATTCTTGGAGAGGCGTTGGCTGTGACCTTTGCGTAGTCTCTTTGCACTTGGGAGAGGTCCGTATAGCCAAAAGGTTTCTCGGTAGCCAGGTCCATAAGGCCGCTTTCGGCATCCCGGATGATGTCCGGGAGGATGACCATCTTTGAAAATCCCCAATACTCTGCCTTATCGAGAGGCTTCAGAATTTCTTCGAGTCTTGCCTGTGCCCACGCAATGGCTTTTTCAGGGACACTCTCTGCCCGGCGAAGGATGTCCTTCGTCATCCCGAATTTGCTATTGTCGGCCAGTCTGGGAAAATGCTCCGTGAAAGATTGCTTCAGTTTCAAATAGGTCTGGGAGAGTTTGTCGAACTTTGGTTGAGTGTCGAACCCCTTAGCTTCCCGCATCTCTTTTTCTACCGCCGGATCGTCAGATTCAAAATCAGACATCTGAACAGCGAACCGGGTTTCTCCTTCCGGGTTAATCGCCTGGTCATCGAAGACTACATAGTTGAAACCGCCCTCGTCTTTTCCGTGGATGGTCCCTGAAGGGTACTTTATCCCATCGATACCGGCATTCCTCAACAGAAAGAGCGATGCTTCTTTTGATCCGATCTTACGCTGCACCCCGGGGTGATCGGTATCAGCCTCTTTCCCAAATCGCGTCTCCAGGGCATCATAAAGATACTGTCCGCCAGGCAAAACGTCCGGGTCCATTAATGTAGCGAGTAAGCCTCCAAGGTCGTAGTCTTTCACATCAATCCTACGGATCATTAAGTTGCCGTATTTCACCGAGTCCAAAAGGCTATCCTTCAGCGTTACTCCAGATCCCGCCATCTGTCCAGATTCATCATAGATCTCATATTGCCGACCGAGATGATTGTTTGGGTTCTTTTCGAACTTCCAACCCTCGGGAACTCTTCCGCCACGGAGGTCCACCATTAATTTTTTCCAGACATCGAATTCGGCCTGCATCCCTTGACGTTTTACGAGGGCATCGGCTACCTTCTCTCTCTGCCGATTGGTGACGGTGTCATCCCAAGTCAGATAATCATACTGCTCTGGGGTCTTCCCTTGGTGTAGCGTGACCTTCTTAACGATCCGTGTGGGCTTTTCTGGGACACCCTCAAATGCTTTTGGAACGTCTTCCTTTGAGAAATTGTATGGTTGGTTCATGAGCCAAACGGGGAACGGGCCCTGTTCGTAGATATAGCGATTGAGATCTCTCATCCCATATTCGAATTCGCTTCCAGTATAGAACTTATACCCATTGGGATTCGGCCTGATAGCTCCCAAGCGGTCCAGGGTTTCTCTTTCCTCCCTGGTCACTTTCCAGGGATCGGTCCCCATCTTTGCGAATATCCTGTCGTATTCAGCTTCTTTCTCCGCACCCCAGGTACTTTTGAATTTAACGATACTCGGATCATTCATCCCGGCGGGGTGATATTCATATTCCGTCCTCGCCTGGCCAGCCAACAACCTGTCGATCCAGCCTTGCACAATGGCGCGTCTTCCGGCGGGAGAGGTCGCCTGTTCTCCGATGTTACCGACAGCCTCCTGGAACTTGGCATTCCCCTGGTTCTCTGCATACCAGCGGGCGATGTTTTCCTGATCTGTGAAATAAAGACCCCAACCGAAGGCCTGCGAACCGGCTCCCCGGTTTATGGCCTCCGAGCTGAACTGCGGGAACTCAAGCGCAGTCCCATGGTACAGCGGTCCAATCTGTGCGCGGTCGCCGGGCAATGGGGCAACCCTTGATAATCTCTTGTCAAGTTCCTGCATGGAGACCTGCCCGGCAAGGCTTCCCTTATAAGCGCGCCCGAAGATGCTTTCCGCATTGTCGAACCCGAGACCGGTTAAATAGTTACGAAGACTTTCGAAGAAATTTCTGATCCTATTAAAGATCCCCTTGACGGACAGAGGAAGGGCATTTCTTTTCTTCATCGCCCAATCTGCGAAGGCATTCGACTGGATCTCCGTTGTATCCATGCCCCCGGCGGAAGGAAACTTATCGGCCAGCATCGCTCGTTCTTCGTTGCTGAGGAAGATTTCCCATACGGTATGAAAAGCTTCATGGTATGCGGTACGGCCAACGGCTCCCGGGGTCTTTCCCTGCGTGGCAACCTCGATCATGGAGATGACGGATCCACTTCGAAGACGATAAAGCTTCTGCCGTCCACCAACGCTTCTACCTTGAAGCTCCATCCTGTAAAATTCCTCTGGGTTCGCTCCCGTGGGCGCAGGTCCGAACCAGTATTTGAGAGCGGCCTGGTTTTTCGGGTCGTTGACATCAAAATCCAGTTGTGGCTTGAAATCTACTCCGGATTTGGCGGGAAGGATCTTTAAGATGTGGTTGACGATCTCTTTGAGTTGATCAGGGGTTGCCTGACCCTCGACGGGTTTTACTCCGGTTTCTTTTGTACGGGGTCCAGCCTCACGCCTTTCAACGGATAGCCTCTGATCTGAAGGTCCTCCAAATAGGCTCGGAGTGCCACCGCTCCCTGGTTCTTCTCTTGTGGAGATTGCACCGGGTAGCGCCTCTCTGATCTGGTTGTAGACCTCTGTCTTAACTTTCTTGGCATCTTCCCCCTCCGATAGCCGTTCGGCTCCCTTGGTTATTATATCAGAAATCGGTCCTTTTGACCTCTTTAAAGCGTCAAAGACCGCCAGCATTTTATTCGCATCCTGGGATATCTCCCTACTGGCCTCAGCCTTGATCTCCTGACCAGGTACACGCGCAAGCTCCTCTGCGTTTCTTGCCACCATACCAAAAATCTTCTTGTCTTTGGCGAGTTCTTTCGCAATATGAGCCTGAATAGCGGCCTTTTCGAAGATCAAGGATTTCTTTGTCGTTGTGGTTCCAAAGAGATCTGTCTGGGCCATCTCCTTAACCGGAGCGGCGTTGACCTGATCAACGATCTCCCTAAGCACGTCGTTGGTGATCTTTATTCCTCTCTTCTCCTTCGCTTCGACCGCCCGAATGACTTCGTTCTGGAGATCCTGATCTTTGATTCCCCCGCCGATAACAACCGCCCTCTCGTATGGGAACGTCTTGTTGATCACTCCCTTAAAGATCCATTCGGCGAGGTTGGCCAGCGCCATAGCGTCACGCTGCAATCCCTTGGTAAACGATATCCCCTTGTCCTTCAGGTCTTCTTCGCTGTAAGAAGAGTCCCTAAAGAACTTTGCAGCATCGATGACGGTCCCCTGCCCTTCAGCAATATTCTGAAGAGCGCCATGCACTCTGGCCGTTGCAGCGGTAGGCGCGTCGATATGATAAACAGGGATGTTCCGGACACCCATGTCCCTGGCAAAAACCGTTCGGTTATGCCCATTGACCGCGTACCATTTCCCGTCTGCCGGATCCTTCCAAACGGAGATGACTCCGAAGAGGGCCTTATCAAAAACCCTTGCTCCCTTTAGGGATCCAGTGGCACCGGTCGCCTCCCTGTTCTCCAGCTTGTACTGGAACCGATCCGGATCGAGCTCGATTTTGTCGATCGGGAAATTGTCAGCGACCTCATTGGGTTTTGGTTCCGTCTGGACAGCCGCCTGCTTGATTGGGGTCATTGCCTGGACGGCCTTCCAATCTCCGGCTGCGCCGTATGGGGCTTCGTTGCCAACCCGTTCACCGGAGATGCTGCGGATGGCGTCGTCCCTCGTCTTGAATGTTTCGTGCCCCGACGGGCCTCGATCGTCAAGCCAGGTGATCCTCCATGGATCCTGGTCCGGGTAGGTATTCTTTGAAACAATCGCCTGCCGGAGCGGATCTCGGGTATTAACAAATCGAACGGTATCGGCATCCCCGGCAACCGCCATGTTGTAGGTGACGCCCTCGTCAATCCTGGTCTGATAGTCTACCCTCTTTTTCTCCGCCGCCGCCCTGGCTTCCTCTTTTGTCTTCTTACCGGGGGCCTGCATCAAGGCCGGTTCTCCTGGTCCCCCTTCTCCCTGAGTAACCGCTACTGGAGCCTTCTCCACGATTTCATACTTGCCGGTAAAGGGCTTTGTGGAAACCTTCAGATCCCCCCTTGCGACAGCACGTTGTAGGATGGATTCCGCTTCCTTAGCCGTGACCCTGATATTGTTCGTAGCCAGCGTACGTCTCGCCAGGTCCATCGATGCCATGCCGGAAGCCCTGGCCGACTCCATCACCATGTCGGCCAGCTCGTCCATGGAGTGACCCGCCATTTGTGCAGGTGTCCCCAGGTCCTTCTCAAAATCTTAGAATCGTGGTGCCAGAAACGATTTGTCACCCCGGCGCACAGCATCCTTCGCTTGGGCTTTCACGTATTCGGCATAATCGAGGTTCGCCTTATAGATCTGAACGTGTTTCGCGTCCGGGAAGATAACGTCGATGGGTCCCCACTCGCCGAAATTGAAGGTTCTCCTGTTCTCAGGGGTGATCTTTCCCTTGACAAGCTCTGGTTCTGCTTCTACACTGACCGTAGGAGGTTTCCCTATGGCTGGCAAAATTCCTTCCTGGATAGGTTCTGTGGCAAGACTCGGAGATGGTAGATTGGTTTGGGCACCCCCTGGCAATTCCCCCATACTGGTTGGTTCCGGTAAGGGAGATTGGACTTCCGCCCGAGAGGCCTCGCCAGGAGTCAAGGTGGGCGCCGTGACGGAAGCAGCTCCACTCACAGACGAAGAAATCCTCTCTCTTGTGGAAAGCGGGACACTGTCCCAGTAATCCCTCCACATAGCCGTGGATTTATGGAGATCCTTCTTGTATAGCAGTTCCTCTTCTGGAGTCATTGAATTGAAATCCTGGTCCGTGTAGTTCCTCCAAGCCCAATAAAGCTCGTCGGATTTCATCTTCAGATCCCAAGACTCCTTCGTGTGAATTTGAATCTCCCCATTAATCCCATCCCCAAGAGGCTTAGAAGCATTAATACCCCTATAACCAAAGTGGTTGAGGGGCTGCATGACAGTGATCTCTATTTCAAACCCGCGCTTTTTCAACTCCTCGACTGCCTTCTCTGCATCCTCCCATCTTTCGACATAGATACTCCCCCTGGCGTGGTCCTTTGGAGAGAGGATATCGTATTTCTTCCCGGCGGCAACCTTCCGGATCGTCTTTTCGAGTAACGACTTTGCGCTTTTCGCTATTCCAAACCATGTGGATCCTGGAATAGATACAGAGATCTCCTGCCCTTCCTTATCCAAGAGAGGCTGTTTTTCGGTTTTGGTCAATCCCTCGACCTCTTTCGCTCGTCTCCAGGCATCCGGCCATTTCTCTTCGGCCATCTTCTCGAAGTCATCTTTGGCTTCTCTATGCGCTTCCTTCTTGGCTTCCTTCGCGGCTTCGAAACTTCCGGCAGCCTGCTTCTGGATCCCCGCTGGAGCGGTGGGCTTCGGAGAGGGTTGCGCGGGTGTTCCGGTGGGGACAGTACCGGTTGGGGTTGGACCCATCCCCGAAGCCACCTTTTGAGCGATGTCCTTTATAGGCATATCCTTAAACGCCGGGTCTCGTCCGGATGCGGCGGCAAAGAACTTCTGAGCGAACTCAGATGCCTTTGCCGGGTCTGTAATACCCATAGAGTCAGCGACCTGTCTTGCTTGAGCGGTCACGGAGTCGAGAGCCTTAGCGTGTCCCATCCGGAACATATCCTCAGCCTCGGATCTCCTCCTCGTCATGGTCTCAATTTGGCCAATTATCTCAGCCCTCGATACCGGATCCCGCCCCCTGGTTCTCAGCGATGAGGTCAGATCGGCGATCTGCTGATCGGCGGTTTTTAGGAAATCATTGGTGGTTTCCTGGGTTTGAACCTGATTTGATAGGAACTCTGCCGGGGTTTGATCCCAGACATTGCCATAAAGGTCTGGGTACGTGGCCAGAGATGGTCCAAAGATACCACCCATTTGCCCCGTTTTACCCTTTCCCTGTGGCGCTGTTGGCCCCGTGGGCTGCTTTGGCGTCCCGCCCATGGGTGAGGGTGCCCCTTCTGGGGCCTTCCCTCTTTCAAGCCCTTCCGACGAGAGGATCGTGTCCAGGTCGATGGGTTCTCCCTTGGAGATCTTGTCGGTCGCGAAGGTTCCCCATTTCCTGGCCACATCCGGATTATCTTCGGCCAATTCCCGGGCAATCCGGAGGGCTGCCGACATCCTGTCTTTCGCCGGGGTCTTCTCATCACCTATCGCCTTTTCTATCGGTCCTGCCTGAAGGCGTTGTGCGGTCCTTCCAGCGGCACCGGTCAGGCCGGTCATGATCAAGGTAGGTGGAATAACCCCCATAGCCTCCTTGAACGGCTGTGCTTCTGGACGGATCCCCTGGAGTTTTTCCGCTTCTGACTGGATAAGCTGCTGGCCAATTTCTGTGCCAACCTCAACCGGCGCAGTTTTTAGGGCGAGTTCCTTCAGGAAGCGGCTAAGCGTTGGTTTGACAGCCTCCTTCAGCGTGACCCCTGCGACTGGTTTCGCGAGGGTCATAAGTTTCGTGAGGTACTTTGTACCCAGGGTCTCTCCAATCCACTCAGTCAGGCCTGTCACATAGGGGGCTACCCCAGGTTCAACGCCACGCTTCTCTGCTTCCTCTTTGGTTTGTTGATACTGTGCGGCTCCATAGAGGGCTGGCAACGCATAGGCCCCGCCGGTCATGGCAAGACCCGCAACCTTAGCGGCCGGGTGGGGAATAGCGCTCAACACCCTTCCCCCTGTTGCCAATGCCGCCGGGAGAACGCTGAGAGGAATCATTTCCCCTGCCTGCTCGAACCATCCCTTTTCTCTTCTCTTTTCTTCAGGTCCTTCTACTGCCGCGAGGGATTCTATCGGTTTACCGATCGAAGGGAGAAATAGCCCGAGTCCTTTGCCGATCTGTTCCGGTACGACGGTAGTTACACCGCGTTGCAACCCACGCGCGAGACCTTCGGGGGCTCCGAGCGGAGAAGGTGGGCGTGATTTTACACCGGGCGACGGAAAAGCCTCTATCCCGGGGGATGGCTGTTCAAACGGATCTTTGAAATCAATCCCCTGGCCGAAGTCCGGTTTCATGATACCGCCAGCCAGGGGAATGTCCTCTGTTCTTCTTTCGAAGGGATCAACGAAATCGAGAGCCATTACTTTCTCCCGTACCGGCGGTTGAACTCATATTCGAGCTGCATGTCACTCATTTTTGACCCCTGTGCCTTTGCCGCAGCCTTGAATGCAGCCACATTGGGAACGCCACCACCCGAAGGCGCACCGGGTTTCCCAGGTGATGCGGGACCGGAGCCGAGTACATAGTTCATCAACTCTTTCCGCTGTGTCCGGTAATAGCCTGCTTCATTTTCATCCATCGCGTTCCGTTCGGCCTCGACCAATTCGCGGATGACTCCAGGAAGCGTATGCATGAGGAGTTGTTGCTGTGGGCTCACATCTTTCGGATTCACCCCGCTCATGATCGACTCCCATTGTTTGTTTTGCGGGTTGTACTGCATTGTCACAGTATTTTCCCCCTGCCTTCCTGTCACCGTGGAAGGTGCCTGTCCTGCAAGGTGTTGAGCCCTGGCATACCTCTCCGCCATCTCTGCCGGAAGCCCCGTCCGTTCGAGCTCGGACTTCGTATTGTAATAATTGGCCTGTGCAAGCTCTGAAATGTTTTTCGCGTTCCCGGGTCCATACTGCATACCCGCCTCATAAAACTTCGTCGGGATCGCAGCTCTCCCCGTTGCCATGCCCGCCAGCCTTTCCTGAAGGTCAGCGATGTTCTTGGTTGCCTGGGTCTGCATAGTGCCCGCAAGCTTCTTATCCATCGGAAGCCCGAAACCCTGGAGCATAGATTTATTTTTCTCGATCAGCTCGCCGATCTGTTTTTCATACGGTCTTTGTTCCTCAGTGATCCGATCGAGGAAACGTTCATCCGGATGGGCGTCATAATAAGATCTCGGACCGGGGGTCATCTCTTTTTCCCATGATGCTCTCTGAGCGTCGATTCCAGAGAACAGGTTCGCTCGCGCCATCGCGTCACCCGCAACGTTCGGGGGCCCAAAGGAAAAGCTGCCCTGATCAGCCAGTTCTCTTTGAGAGAGATCCCATCCGGAGGGCACCGCATTATTTGGCGCTGCCCCGGATCCTCTCGCCGACGGTGGCGATACTGCAGGAGTTGTCCCGCGACTAAAAGCCTCCGGAAGAATCTCCGCCCCGTTGAACAATTGACCTCCCTGGACCCTTCCTTGTGTCGCCCATGGGGTCCTTCCCTGGAGACGAGGCATAATCTTGTCGAGAATTGATATCGGGATCGATTCATAGAGCATCTTCTCCCGATTCATAGTGATCGTGTCTTTCGGGGTAGGAGGGAGGGCGGCTGGCACAGCCGAAGGTCCATTCATGTTCGTATAAGGATCGGATGGAGATCCCTTGCCTCCCATGCCAGAAAGATTGCCTGCCGCGATCCTGCCCTCCGACCTGGCGTATTCCCCAAGTTCCGGATACTGATCTTCCATCCAGTTTGTTCCCATAGGTTTTCTCCTTAGTACGATGGGTTCGTGTTGTATGTATAATTCGATCCATTACTCGCTTGGAGACTTACTCCCGCGCTCACACTCGACAAGGCGCCTGCAACGACCTGGGCGTTGATTGAACCGATCGCTTTCATTGCCTCGATCTTGAGACCGTTCATGGTCTTGAAATTCTCGATATCGATTTCTGCGTCCTTGATGACAAGATCCGCCTTGGCCACGGCGGCTTTAATCTGGGAATCGAAAACTTTTATTTTGGTCTCGATCAACGACGTATACACCTGAGCCGTCCCCTTGTAGACTTCAACCTCCCCCAGAAATTTCTTGACAATTGCATCGATCCTGGATACCTCTGCCTGGACCTTCGCCTTATATACCTCGACGCGCTGGATATAGTATTGCAGTCCTTTCTCGATAGCGAATTTCGTGTTCGCATCGGAAAGTTCAAAAGATTTTATGGCAAGCTCCCTTGCCACGTCTTTTCGCTTGTTGTTGTGTTCGATGATGGCCTGCGTGAGATTCGCAGCCAGCATCCCGTCCGGAAGAGTGAAGCCACTTTTTGACCATTCCGTCCTGATTTTGTCCAGCTCCTCGTTCAGTAGAAGTTCAGCTCTCTCGGATTCTCTTTCAAAGATGGCGATCTCAACCGCCAGCGGGATCGCCGGACCCCCCTGGGTGATATCGTGGAGCAACTTATCTCTGATCGCCGTATTGACTTCATCGGCTTCCGTGAGGTCATCTGGCATGTTCAGATTAATCGATGGGGCTACCGGAGGCGTTGCTACAAAAGCATCGACAACCGGAGGGATAAGGTCCGGAATCGTAATATCCACATCGAGGTTATTCAGAGTTCCGGAGACCTCCTCCAACCTTGAGATCGTCTCTTGCGCCTGTCTGAGAGCGGTATCGGCGTACCCGCCATCACCCATCGTCTTATTGAACTTCTCATTAACAATGTCCGGGACGGTCCCGAAAAGCGCCCAACGTTTCTCAATTCCTTCGACTTCAGCCATAATATCCTCCTATGCCACGATCAATGGCAGATCCGCTGTTGCAATAACTCCGAAATCGGCAGTTGAACCGATAGAATCAAAGGTTGGAAATACCGAAAACCCGGTCATGAATCCTGTTAGACCAACCCTGTTGAGCGCTATCATAGCCGAATCGAGATAGATGAAAGGGTTGTCCGGAAGGTTGTGATAGATGACCGCATTGTTCAGCTTACGGGTCTTAAAGTATGGGTTTAATGTAATGAACGGGACCCCACTTGCAATCTCGACCCCGGTATTGGATTTCCACACACGGAACGATCCGCTCTCCCCGATATTGGATCCCGGGTGTTGATTGATCCCTAACAGGCCTGGACGCAAAATGCTATTCTTACAAAACTCTATGCCCCCCGGCCATGTCGTGGATATCGTTCCTACCCTGTATGACTGAGATCCATTCGAAAGATACTGGTGGATATCAGCGAACTCGGACATGAACGCCGCAAACACAGAAGATTTCAAATCATAAATCCATCCCGACCTCGATAGACCGGTGAAGGATCCCCAGGCCTTCGTAATGCTCGATCCACGATTATATAGAAGGATAGCCCTGTCAACAAACAGGAGGTATGGGTTGGAGAGATCAGCCCACGCCATCAACGCTTCCGGGACCTTCTGGATTGAATGATACCTCATGAGGAATGGAGCGCCAGATCCAGACGTATCGTCAGTCTGCTTCGGAACGTATGGCCACAGGCCTTCGTATACAAGCGGCATGTTGTCAGTGCCCAATGGATCAAGTTTTGAGTACGTCGCATCACCTTTAATCTGGTAGTGGTTCTGGTCATAAAAGTATTCAAGAAATGGTTCCTCATAGTCAGTTACCCGACCCGCAAAATATGGGTTTGGATCGCAATAGACGCTCATGCCGTGGTCATTGTACGACCATGGGGTGACTCCTCCGTCGGTATAAAAGTCCACCCACCTGAGCGGCTTCTTATATCTCGTCATCCTCGAAACCACCGCATGTCCCCCCGATGAATCAACCGCAACACCAACAAGTCTCTTGGCCTCTCCAAATTCGTTCGGATCCCCAAGGGGATGAGGCGCTATCGATTCGGCTCCATCGCTCTTTACCCCAACGTGTGCTGTGCAGGTGAGGTTGGCGGACAAGTATTCCCAAAAACCATTATTAAATCCAGTTGGTTTATAAACATAATGGACGAACGCTCGATACTCGCCTGGGATCTCGACAGAGTTGCCTTCGAAGTAAAGTTTTTCATTTGCAACCGCTGGTAAGGCGACAGGCAGCGCAGCGTAATACTGTATTCGCACTGACCAGACATAGTCATCATCTTCGAAACTGGCGGTCCAACCATCTCCGCTTGGGACCGCGCTTCCACCAAGTTGCCTAATCCACGTAGGATTTTGCCTGAATGGAGCCCCCATCACCACGGCCGGAACGGACTCTACGGGCATGGTGAAATCGACACTGTTATATGTATAATCGAACTTATGGTAGGTATCTCCATCAAACACGACCGGAACGTCAATGGCGGCTGGCGCAGTTAAGCTGAAAGAGAACTGACAAAGAGTGTCGCTGGTACCCCCGTATTCGGTAGAAACCACAAAGTACGACAACAGTCCGATCGACGCATTGAATTCCTGGACCCCGAGCAGGTTATCCCCCACAAACTCATGAAGAACGCTACCAGAGAGATCGATATACATATTCGAAACGCCGGGGGCTGTCGTCTTAAAATAGATCTTCCTACTGTAATGTATCTGGGGGGCTATGACCAGAAACGGATAGACTTCGGCGGTTACAATGTCTGGAATGACTCCCCTAACTGGTACGTTTATGAACACCGAATCCTGTCCAAAATGAGATTTGGCCACAATGACCGTTCCGTCGGCGAACACCCGAGTCATTTTGAGCTGTCCAAGCTTTCTGAAGCTCATGAGGTTCTTCAGTTCGTAAAGCAGCTTGCTGGCCTCTCCCCGATATCGCGCGACGGAGGGATCGTCCGGATTGTTTGATCGCCGGGAGAGAGACGTGCTCGGGTATTGATATGGGTGGTCAGTCATTCTCGTACCTGAAAGATCGTGCGCTCGGGACGCGCTTGGTTCCAACTAAACATGCATCTATGCCAATCGTTTGCGTGTAGAGGTGCGCCCCCGACACTTCGAGCCACGCATCGATGGAGAGCACTTTCGAAAATGCCATGCTCAACGATGCATCGATGGACGTTCCCGCAGTAAGGCCGGTTATGTTAAGCAGGCTGTCCATGACCGCTGTCTCGACCTTCCCCTCAGTGAGATAGGCGTCCATAGAGAGCAGGCCGGAGAGCGTTATCTTTAGGAACGCATCGAGGGATGTCCCCGCTTGTTGGCCAGCTTTGTTCAATAAAGCATCTATGAACGCTTGGACGGATCCTACCGACGCTGAGACGATCAGGATCGCATCGAGAGAAACGTCCTGCCCGAATGTTTTATTCAAATAGGCATCGATTAAAACCGCTTTCGTGAAAGCCTGGTAGATCATGGCGTCGATTGAAATATCCTTTGTTAATAACGACTGAAGAAAGGCGTCCAGAGACACACTGAGAGACAGGTTGAGCTTACTGAGAAACGCATCGAGAGACAGGGTGCCGGTCCTTGGAGCGTAGAGGTAAGCATCGAGTCCGAGGCTCTTGGTGATAAGGGCGTAGAGAAACCCGTCAAGGGATATGCTCCCGGTAAGGTTCAGCTTGGAGAGAAGCGCATCAACCGAGACGGACCTCGTCGAACCGAGCTTTGATAAGAGCGAGTCTATTGAGACTGACTTAGTCCCGATTGCGGACAGGAGAGCGTCGAGACTGGCAGTCCCGGAGAGGATCTTATAGAGAAGAGCGTCGAGGGCCGGGGTCCTTGTAAGATTTAACTTCTGGAGCAGGGCATCGATCCCAAGAGTCCCGGTATATATTTTCTGGAGATAAGAATCCAGGCTCACGGTCTGGGTAAAGGTAGTCGCCCCGGTCCCGACGAGAACGTTAAAAACCGCCCCAGAGTTCTTTAGAGTGACATCAAAGGCCATTAGGTTCCGACTCCAGACTCAGACCGTCCGGTGTGAGTTGCGTCTTCCCGGGCTTCTACAAAAACACTCTCAACGTCATCGAACCACGTCAATGAATAAGCTCCATTACCGCTCCGGGACGTATTTTGAACTTCTTCCCTTCTCCCGGATACGTCCCGGTAGGCCCTGAGTGTGACTGTGCCCCCTGCGGATCCACTAACGGTCCCCGATATCGCTTTCGTAATGGAGTGGTAAGTCATCCAGGCGGCGAGCGGCCTCGTCGCCACCGGGGAACAAGCGATCCGCCATCGCAGGGAATCATCGACAAGATAAGCGTCAAGCTTGGGATCTAAGGTCCATCGCCGGTAAGGATGATTTGGAGTCGGCAGACAGACCGGATAGACTCCCAATTCAGACTCAGTCAAGAACCAGATACATCCCTGGGTGGTGAAGAAACCAAACTGCCCTGACTCGCTGAATATCGTCGTCCCGCTGACGGGAGAGTTCGCCGCCCCCTGGGTATTCATGGAGATCATGAGTAAGTCGTTCATGAACCATTCCGCCTCCGGAGGACTGAAGAGTCCGGCGGCGGAGATTGTGCTGACAGTCCCGCTCGCCTGGCTATTCTGTTGCCACATGCTGACAGAATGATTATGGACGCCGTCGCCGCTGGCGTGTTTTCCTGACGTATAATTGAGCAATAACAGGCCCATGAATCCGGCGGGCGTGATCCCCGCTGAACCTATATAGACCTGCCAATATACTCTATTTCTGCCCCTGGCGATAGTGAAACCCGCCCCTCCAGCCCCGCCAGAATCGATACGCTGTGAGAGAAATGAGGCCCCGCAATAGAGCAGGGCCGCGTCGGTGTATGTCCTGCCCGAGCCCTCTCCGAGAAGGACAACCGGGTTGACGTTTGTGCTCTGAGAGTACCAGATAAGAGCCCCGGATTGAACCAGCGTGATGGTCGCCGGTTCCCCGATCATGATATCCATCGCCACAGCTTCTGCTGTGTCATTGACCGATGTGGCCCCAGGGATTGCTATCGGAGCCATCCCAATGACCAGGGAGTTGAGGATAGTGCTCGAATTCGTATGGTCATATTCGTAAGTTACACACAGAACAATCCCGACATGATTAAAGGTTGAGGCCGTGGTGATGGTGCTCGATCGCAGTTTGAAAGCGGCAACCGCCCCGCTTGTGACCCAGGTTGCCGCAGTCTGTTCCCAGAAATAGACTCCCATGCAAGACGAAGCAAGACCGGATTCGTGGATGCCGGTCAGGTGTTCCGTTTCGCTATTGACCTGCATCCCAAGTGAGGCGTCATTGGCTGTCCCTACCGTTGACTCGTTGTACCACAGCTCAAACCAGACACGGCGAATTGTTTTACTTGACTCTGGGAGAAAGGTATCGAGGCGAGGGACCTGGTTCGTCCCGATCTCTGCGAGGGAAGCTGTTAGGGCTCCCGTCCCGGAATCAAGCGGAATGTGAACGGTCTTGACCCTGGTCTGCTGCTCATCGGAGTAGTAGGTGATGATAAGTTTCGCACCAATGTTCGCGGTTGTAACTGCGGCGAAGCTCACACCGACCTGGCAGGTTTGTGACCCGCCCGCCCCGAAGTTGGAATTGAAATATGCAGTTACATCTCTTTCGAAGAAGTATGAACCGCTCTCCCCCGTATTCGCGGGAGGGTTTCCAAGGGTAGTGTCACTGAAGGCGACCCCACCGAGTTTTATCCCGACCAGGGGAGAGGTAAGGGTGGTAGCAGATGTCACCGCATCCCGGCAGAAGACCTGAACCCTGACGGAGAAAAAGCTTCGATTCCCGGTCTCTGGGATGTAGAGCGTGATTGCTCCAAAATCGTATCTCGTCGCAGCGGCAAGGGCCGCCCCGTTTCGAGACTGGAAAGCGTATTCAATCGTTTTGAGCCTGCTCGTTGCCATCTACAAATAAACCTCAAAATCTGGGGCCGTGACGAGGCTTTGCCCCGTTGTCGAAAACACCCAGAACCGGTAATTGTTCGTCTGAATACAGTGGAGATACTCAACCAGGCCATATCCCCCGCCCCTGTTCTTTATGATGCCACGCCCGAACCTCTTTACGAACCTCTCTCCCTTGTCCTTGTTGATTATGACATCATGCCTCAAAACACCCCCCGCAAAAGGAATGATCGATATCCTGACAACATCTTCTGGAATGAGGGTCGAAGGGTTCTCACTCCCGTTGTCATTGTACTGCCGAACGATGCCGCCCGGTCCCTCCACTTCCCACTGAAAAACCTCAGAAAGTCTCATCTTATGTCTCGTCATAAGCAAAGGTTAGAGTCTCAGGTGTGAGCTGCCCTGGAGCGGCGGTGTTCGCAACGCCCATCTGCATCCGGATGTGATCTCCCTTATAGCCAGTGCCAGAATGAGGACCGGTGTTGATCGCATCGAGATCAACCGGAGCCCCACTCGTCTTTGTGAACAGGTCGGTTCCAGCAATATCCGTATTGATATTCGGGAACGTTCCGAGACCGGCGGCCGGGACATTATATTGTACAGTGATTCCCGTCCCGAAGGTGTTCGAGCCATCCGTGTAGCAACGGAGGTTCTGGATATCGACCGATGGACCGGCCTGAAAATAGAACCGCGCATGTTTCGTGTAGCTGAAGATCGTTGCACCCGTCGGGATCTGAAGACGATCGACTGTATCAACCGTTTGGTTGTCCGCACCCTTGAATCTGATCGTTCCGGAAGTCTTGTCCACTCCAGCCGCTGCCGCTGTCATCTCATGGATTTGAACTGTTGCTGCCATAGTTTCCTCCTTATTCGTCTATAACTTCTTCGTACAGGGTTTCACCGGCCAACGGTGGATGAATCGGACCGCCCGGGAGGTCATTAAAGTCGAAGGGTCCATCGTCGGGTTGCTCAATCTTCACGACCAATTCATCGTATAGAAATTCAGCGCCGTTCATGATGTTTTTATCTCCGAATCGTATCTACAATCATTCGGATCTTTGCTAAGTCGAAGTCCGCGCCAGAAAGATTGACCAGCTCAACGATCTGATATCTGCCCCGCAACCCCCTGGGAGTTTTTACACGCTCTTCGTGGATATCGCTGCCTGCAACTTCTGTCTGAAGCTCTGACGTGCGATCGGACCCATCCTCCTTTGTGGCAAGGATAAGAGCCAAATGACCGGCGGACCTGTAACACAGCCAGATCCCGTCAAAGACCTTCAGAAACGCATTCCCAAAATTTAACGGATGCGTCTTTACTTTCGATAGAATACCCATCCCTCCGTTCTTGTCACCTTCCAGGAGATAGATCCCGTTGTTTTTTGCTCCGTAGAGATGGCCATCGAAAGAGGACAAACTATTGAATGGATAATCGTCATACGTGGAGATCCCTTGGTTCGAGACGTTCATGACCACCGTCTTAAAGACCATCTCCGAGTCGAGGCGTCCGAATCCTGCAAAAACCGGGGAAGGCAATTCAAAACTACCCTCACTATATGAAGGCGCGAGGTTGCCAAAGACAGGAACCGGGAGGATAAATGTGCCATGGCTCGTACCACCGAGACGGCCCTCCATAGTGATAACGGGGAGGATGAATGTGCCGGAGGACCGTGTTGTTGGGTTGTTGATCTGTCCGGAGGGAATAGGGACGGGAAGAGCGAACTGACCGGAGATAGCCCTGGAGGTAGACGATCCGGAGAGAGTATGGACGGGTAACGCAAATGTACCGGTGGAAGTCGTTGCCATTTAAGCCATCCTTTACGGCCTATGCTTCTGCCGGTAGTGACACCGCGTAATTGCTCACTGTATGGGTCTCTGTCGCCACAAGGCTAAGATTCGATAAGTTCAGCTCCGCTCCGGAGGTTGAACATGATCCCTGAATCCTGAGCTGAGTGGTTGAGAGAGTTCCGTCATCGTTCGAGGTCACAATCCTGAAGTATCCGGCGACCCCATTGACAAGAACCGTTCCTGACCATACATCCGAATTCTTCGGCATAGACCCCCCGGACGAGGGCCCGAACTGGAGCGTATCTTGTCGCACCGCCGCCTGTTTTGCCGTGACTGTTGCCGTGGTTGTTCCTCCACCATCGGCGAGAGTGAGATCCAGACCATCAATGCGTCCCTGAACCCAGAGGGCTGCCGGACCGGTTGCGTCCTGGTCGGCGATCGCCAGGAGTTGCGGAATGTCACTGAGCATCTGTGCAACCTTCTTCGCGACCTTGGTGTCCGTGTCTTCTGAGGCTGTGATCGTAAAGGTGTGGGTCGTCGGTCCGACGCCATCCACGGTGACATTGATCTTCACCGTATTGCCCAACGTCGCATTCGGGATGGTGATTTTGTAAACCCGGGGTGTCGATCGCTCATCGGCAGAAACCGTCCCGCCCGATTTGGTGATGATGGCCAGAAGCGTTCCCGTCACAGCATCGTCGGCGCTGGCAGGCGCGGAGCCGGTGTAGATCTTCACAACACAATCTTCGAGAGCCTTTCGCACAGGGCCCTCAGCCAGTAAGTAATCTCTCATTCCGGTAGATAGTCTTCGAGCCATTTTTCATCCTCCTTCTATTGCTGGTTTTGGAATTGTGAATCCACCGGAGATATCGCCCTGCCCGGCTTGCAGTTGGTAAATAAAAACATATTGTTGATAGCCATTTTCGGTTTTCAGGACGGCGACACCTGCGTCGATGGAATCGTCGATTTTGAAACGTCCCTCTTGTCTCTCGATAGCAACCCCCCCTGGGAAGCCTTTGTATGGTCCGCATGAAGTCATCCAGTAAACTGCCTTTCCGCTGGCCCCCCTTCCGATATCATCCCCGTCAACGGTAACGGCGGACCCCTCGATCGCTCCGAGATCCAGGACCTTTACAAGCTTGAATTGAGAGGGATCATCGCCGCCGATAAAATAAGTCTTGTCGTCTGCACTGACATACATCCCATCGGCCACAGCCCTGACCATGGTGATTCTCCCTGGCAAAGCCTTGGCGTTCTTCCTCCTATCCATCTGACCCAGAAGCGTTGCATCCGAGTAGAAGAGGTTGGCTCCATTGGCCGCATAGAGCCTGCCGTTATAATATTCCAGGATCTGGCCGCCGACCATCCGCGTCTTATAGGTCTGTCTTGGCTCAGGGAAGGGGTAGGATAGTCCTTCGAATACGAAGCCAACGATGGAGTTGTTACCAAAATAAACAGTGCCGTTGACTGAGACGTAGGACATCCTGTCGTTGGGGTTCACCCCCGATATGAGAGTCGTCGCAGTCAGGTCCTTATTCAATCGCTTAAACGTGGTCCCATCCACAAAAAGGGCCGTCTTGCCATCCGACCAGAAGCTATGGATGGCAGATCCGGCAACGACCGGAGATTCGCCATAACCCTTTTTCCTGTGTATCATCCCCTCGTCGTCGATGTCGATATTAAGCAGCTCACGGAGATAAATCCCGTTCTTTTGCAGTTGGAGCTGCACAGGATCGGAAGTGTTGTCGATACCGAGGAAGGTCGTGATGTTGAAATCAGTCATACTGTCCCCGCATCTGGCCGCAGGATTTGAGCCGGATGTCTCAACCGGTCCCTGGCCGTTTTTGCTTTTCCCTTATCACGTTCGAAGAGCAACCTGTGTGTTTCGGCAGCCTTCGGATCGAACGTCTGCGAATCTCTCTTCAGATACGCTTTACGGAGAATCCCCGAAATGAGCTTGTTGTGATCGGTGGAGACAATCTCCGGTGATTGGGTTTGCCAGGCACCTATGGTCAACTGAGAGAGGGGAAGCCGGGTAACTGAAAGTAGAAGTGTATCTCTAACCTTTCTGACCACAGTTGCGACGGTCTCTGTCTGGACGGCCTCGTCAACGGTAAAAGAATCGGCCGCCACCGAAGCAACCGTGAATACCCCGTCATTAAGGGTCCCGGCAATGTCCACCTGATTGCCAACGGCTAAATAGGTGGAGAAACCCTGACCGGCGAGAGTGAAAGTCTTTGTCACATCGTCGGCGGTCATTGTGCCGGAAAAGTAGCCGTCTGTGTTGAAATAGGGAACGGTCCGAAGCTTACCACTCTCGTAATCCGGGATGATGTGGCAGGGCGTTCCTGTCCTCGTTTCCCATGCGAACAGATTATCGTTCATCCACGGTTCATCCCTGATATTGAGATGTGGATAACCGGTGACGAGCCTTCCTCTCCGGATCAAGACGATCCTTGAATCCATGTCGTAGGTGTATTGATTGGAGAGAAGGAGTATCTTACAGATAGCTTCTGTCGAAGAGTCTTGCAGACAGAGAGTTTCCTTAGTCCATTCATTCAACGCTTCATTCAGAGCACGAAGAAGTTCTTCGTTGGACCAGAGGTAGGGCAGGATGATGTCATCTAAATATTCCGATCGCGCGGCATCGATGATTTCCTTGGTTGTGCTCATAAGGTTTCCCTCTCAAGGCAAGATCTCCTTGCCTTCAAGTAGTCCGGATCCGATATTATCGAAGGCGGTGATGAAACACTTGCTGTTTGCGAAGAGGCATCTTCCCCCCACCTTTGCCGGTGTCAGCTCGACCCTATGAGTTTCGAATTCGTTTCCGCCCCAGGGGCCCTGTGAGATAGACCCCCTCCAGTTCGGGCAGACAACGATAGTGGCTTTGGAGTAACGACGTGCCTTCATTAAAGCCTTTTGCCATTCGCCTTCCCGAAAGTGTTCGAGAATGTCTCCCATGAAAGCAAGATCGTAGGTTAGTTGGAAGATCACTTCTTCGGAGAGCCAATTCGCCACGTGGACGACGTTATAGACGAAGTCGTGGACCGGGCTAAGGTATCGGCGTTCGACCTCTACCCCATCGATGACCACCTGCCAGGTCTTACGCGCGAAACGGCCGTAATTCAAATCGAGGAGTTCCCGAAAGAGGAAGCCGTATCGGCCGTTGCCTGGACCTATATCAAGGATCGACATCGGCCCAAGTTTCTCAACGAGCTTCAGAACCCTCGAAATGGTGATCGGATCGGAAGAAGGCATTATTTATCCAGCCACATCAGGATGCCACCGACAACCATGATTATTCCACCTACGGTCGCACCTGCACTAATACTCAGCAACGGACTTGCCATGATGATCGTCAGCCCTGTCCACAGTAATTTTATTCCTACCATATTATCCTCCTACTTTTTCCCATCCTTCCAGTATCCAAACCCGGAGTTGACCTTCTCCCAGGCCCTACGGAGGTCCCGCGAATTGTAAGGACTTACGAGGACTTTGGCGATATGCTTCACGATGATGCTCTGATCGACCGTGACCTTGATCCCCGCCTTCGAAAGCAGCCACATGAAATAGAAGTCATCCGGACAGTATCTTCTGCACCCTTCCGAATCATAGATGTCCTTGAAATAAGGCGTCGGAAGTTTGTCCAGTATCTTCGGATCGACCATCAACGCGCCCGTACCCGTACAATCGACTTCGAAAATCTTCTTGTCGGGCGGCGGTTGAACCGCTGTAAACTTCGGGGTGATGATCCCATCGATCTCTTCTTCGCCCTCGAACTTATAGGTACAAAACTCAAATGGGGCATAGCGCGACACGTTGATGGCTGAAACAACCGGCTCGTCGTGGGCGAGCATCATTTCAAGATACTCCGGAGGATAGACCTGATCTGTGTCCATCCAGAGGATGCGGTCGAAATTGTATTTGGCCTCATTGATCGAGACGTTGTGCCGCTCGGAGGCGGTGAACTGCTTAAGCTTACCGAACTTTACCTGCCATCCCTGTGGAATTTTCCATGTCCCGTACTGGTCTTCCCACTCGGACTCAACCCATTCCCGCGATTTCGAAACCCCAACCAATGCCTTCACGCACCCTCCTCTGTTTCAATCGAGATATTCGTGTAGACCAATATAAAAGTCTAACGTTCCAGTGTTCTGCCCCGGACAAAAACAGCGGGCCCAAAGCTTTGTACGAACGCTATGCCTGTCGGTTTGGACCTGCTGCGCCATACGTTCGGCGACCTGACCCGTACCGACTGAACAATAAACAAACTCAGTGTATTCGTCATCCGCGAGGGCTATGGCGGGAGAATCACCATGAGCAAATTGGATCAGGTATGGGACGTTTCTCTCTGAATCTGAGATGTGGATAAGATGGGGATCATAGAAAAGTGCATTCGATGATATCGGGGTATCCGAACTTCCAAGGATCTGAACCCAGGCACCCCAGGTATCGTTACCTGCATCGATCTGGAACGCTGATGCATGTCCGGGGGAAAAACGATCGGCACGATGAGTTTCGCCTACGGGGATGGCAGCGAGCGCCAACCACCTCGCATGGTGATGGAGATGGTGTTCAGTAATGTGGACTTTTTCGGTCGCTGTAACCGAGATACCACTCACTTTATTCGAACCTCCACTGAAAGGAGTCATCAATTTCGAGGACTCCAAGATGCTTAACAATGATCTGCGTATCCACCCAGATCTGATTCCCCTGGTTATTCAACCTCTGGACAAATGCCACGTCCTGCATGACTTTCACGTCATTCGTTCCGGGGGCACATTCATCGCCAAACCACGGTCTGCTCAGGCCGTTTAAGATGTCAGCCTCGAAAAGCATCGCGCCGGTCCCGATGATCTCGCCTTTTACGATCGGACCAGATTCCCTTGTGATAGGGATAAGTTCCTGGGTATCAGGATCGATCATCATCCCGATGGGCTGAAAGGGTCTGGTTCCCTGCCCGGGTCTATGGCCACGGATAGGAACGAGGCAATTAATAACCTGCTTTCGATTCATCCAGTCATTGAGGTCATTGACCTCCATCCATTTGACCATTCGGCGGACCATATCAGCTTCAGGATAGACCTCGTCCCCACCGATGATCAAAATGTGAGAGGCCCCCCACTGGAGGGCCTTCTCGCATCCTATTTCGTGTCGCCGGGCTGGAGTCCTTCCGGTTCCAAAGAAAAGTTTGTGGTCCTTGTTTTTGGTTCCGGGAAGATCCAGCTCTTCGTAAGTCTCCCAGGTCCGACGCCAAATCATATCGGTCCCCCAGGGGATGACGATGGCGAGCTTGATGGTTTCCCAATTAACGATCTGTGGAACGAACACAGGCGCTCCGTTACGTGGTTGTAGTAACCACGCCGATCTTATTCACGGCGGCGATATTGTAAGTCTCAATGATGTGCTGAAAGGTCGGAGTAAATATCGCGCCGACGGACGTATTACTCGAAGGGGAAATCCCCCGACAATCGATTGTGAACTGGAGACCGGATGCGGCGGCAGACCTCGTTCTGGTGGCGATGCCACGGCAGATAAAAAGGGCTTTCTCGACGGTAAGTCTCCCCGTCAATTTTCCACCTTCAACACAGGCTCTCCACCGCTCTGCTTTTTTTGCCCCAACGTCCATGAACCTACCTCCGATGATCTGGGTGTCAGTTCCACCGACATTGAGAACCGCAGTCTGGGGATGAATGCTTGCGTTGGTGGTGACGGTGTTGACGTATTCGCATTCGATCAGCCTGACAGCATCGCCACTGAGAACGACGATCATGTGATACATATCATAGGCCATCTCGAAGCGACACCGGATGAATTCAACACAGTCAGCGGCGATCCTCAAAAGACGGGTCGCTGCCGTAACGGCCGAACCGGCGATGATCCGGGCATTGTAGATTTTGCAGTTGGCGGCTGCCATATTCAAACCGGGGATCGCAGCGTTGACCGTGAAGACGGGTCGGTTCAGACCGTTCCCGATGCAAACGATGGAGACGCCGGTTTTATTGCCCTGCCCGGCTGAAGTCATGGTTTCGGAATGCCCGGCAGCGACATAGATCACATCGCCACGCGCACTCTCGCAAAGAGCAAGGGCGCCATTCGTCCCAAAGACCTTCGTCCTCGCTGAACCCCAGGACAGCCCATCCGCCCCGCCTGCACCGTGGACGGAATCAACGTAATACTTGTTGCCAGATGTTGCTACCTGTGGAGCCCCCGGGCCGGAAATCAAGTCCACAAACAATTCGTGGACGTTGAGATGTTCGAATCGAGCCATGGTATCCTCCTCATTGGAGCGGTACGGGGATCCGGAGACCCCCGCCCGATAGGTTATGGGTTACGGGTTACGCCTATTCGACCGCATACATGATGCAGGCGACGTAAACGTCGAAGACCGCCAGGTCGATGTCGGCGGCTACGCCGAAGGTGATGTCCAGGGTGTCGGTGGTGTTGTACGTCTTTCCACCGGTCAACATATTGGCATCGCTGATGAGGGTCATCTTCTGCGCCAGCGCGTTGATGGACATGGACGCGAGCCAGCCCGCGGCGGCATCGCCATCACCGATCGTAATTGTAGCGGCGGCGCCCTCCGCCGTCGTCACGTTGACAAGAACGCTAAGGATGTGCGTTCCGGCGGGGATGTCCCAAAGCTGAAGGATATCGCCCGCGCTTCCGTCGATCGTGGCAGCCAGAAGGGCTGCAACTTCCGCCATATCGACGTGAAATTTCAAAATCGCAAACCTTCCGGGCATATTGGAAGGCGGTACGTCTGCCTTAAACTGGTCCAGGGATGTTCCATCGTGGGTTGTTGCCATAAGCATTTCCTCCTTTACTAAGAGATCTTGGGACGTCGACCATCGCTAAAAATGACGGATGCGGCCCGGGTCTGGGGTTATTTGCGGCAGTAGAACTCTCCGAGACCCTCAGTCTTGGTCACTTTGTACCCATAGATGTTCAGGCCCCTCACGATGTCCGCGAAGGTATCCTGAGATCTCAGGGTCTCAGTCTCCGTGATCTGAGATGCCCAACTCGTTCCCAGGGGATGCCCAAAGAGCGAGTAGTAGCAGGTCACGCCATCGACGGCCGTGAACAGAAGGTTTGAAGAGTAAAGGGTGAACCGGTCGATCATGCCAATCCGGCCATTCCGGAGGACGCTCTGGCCATCACCGGTAAGGGAGGCATCTTTGATGTCAGATTTCTTCAGGAGGCCTGCCATCCATGTCGGGATGACGACGAATCTGCCTGTCTCCGGAATGTTCTGCTCATCGAGAACGGATCCCATATCGATGATGTAATCGATGACGTTTACCTTCGTCACCTGGATCGGAGAGCCGCTGGTCCCCAGGTTGTAGCTCGCAGATACGACTCCAGCCGTGAGCCCACGATTCGAGGCATGACAGGTCCCGACGATCCCTGCGAGGACATCGGTATCGTGGGAGATTTTCATCTGCTCAGAGGCATCCGTCGTCCACTTGTCCAAAAGGTTCAGGTCACTCTGGACATCCATCACATCGTCCAGCTCCACAGCCCAATATTTCCCTTTGTCGATCGTCATGGTCGTCGCCGGGGACTCGGGCCGTTCCCTCTGAAGACTCTGACCGACAACATAATCGCGGATGGTGATTGAGGCCAGGGTCCGGATGATGACGGTATCACCCATCTTCTTGATTTCTCCCTGGTAGTTGTTGTTCGTGATCGCGTTCAACACGGTCGCATCATAAAACTTCTCCAAGATCCGGCCTGACCAGATCTCGGGGATAAACATGCTTGATCCGCCCGCTGTATAATCCGGGTGTCCTGCTACACGTGGGTACGACATAGTTTTCTCCTCCTGCCCTATCCGACCGTCTTCTCCGTTACCGCCTTATCGATAAGAGTCCTGAGGCGCATGTATTCCTCTGATTTGCTCTTATATTTTCCCATGGCAGAATCCGTGTAGAACTGCCGGATAAAGTCTCTTGTGATTTTTGGGGTACTTGGATCCCCGATCCTGACGTGGGCCTCGATTCTTGGGGCCCCACCGCCGGATCTGGGTGCAGCAACTTCTTCGTCGTTCGGGGTGGGGGTCGGTGTGGGTGTGGGGGTCGGAGTAGGTGCCACTGTAACTCCGGATCCATTACCTCCGGCTCCACCGGTTTCCTTGAACGCCTTATAGATTTCCGCCGTTCTGTCCGCATCGAGACCTTGCGCGGCATTGGCGAGCAGTTGATAGAGGGGCAATCCGGTAAAGCGATCCAGGCTTTTGAGCCATTCGCTAAAACCGGGGTCATTGACGGTTGTTCTCCATTCTGGGACGAGACCATCGAGGCGAGAGTAGAAAATCTCTGCATCGCTCTTGACGGCTCTCTTTTCGATGGCTTCCATCTTTGGACCGAACGATGCTACCAGGTCACGAATCTCCTTTTTGGCCGCTTCGACCTCCTGGCGGATAAGAAGAACCACTCCCGGGAGAACGTCCGGGAATTCCTTTTTCCACTGGGTTAGTTCCTTCTCCTGGTCCGCATTCAGGGTAGCAGGGGAGGACACGGTCTCGGTAGGATTCGGGGAGGGGGTCACGGGATCGGAGAGCTTGATCTTCAACTCTGCGACCTCATGCATGGCCTGGGTCAATCGGTTAAGAAGATCCGTCGTTTCAGCCTTATACTTCCCATCGACGGTTTGATATTTTTGTTTGAGTTCTCTGATTTCTCTTTCGTGTTCCTCACTCTTCTTCTGCCAATCAGTTGGGACAGCCGGAGGCTCAGGGGTGGGTGACGGCGTTGGAGTAGGACTCGCGGAGACAGGTTGGGACGCTGGAGTCACGGCAGGATCCCCAGGGGCCGGAGCCGCCGGAGCCGGTGTTCCCGTGGCGGAAGGACCGGGCAGGGCTGTGTCGCCATAAACCTGTGCGTGAATTCTCTTAGCTTCGTCTACCTTTTTCTGTGCCTGTGTCGGAAGTGCCATCTGATTCTCCTTTTGGGCGCCGACTTTACGGTCTGCCCTGCTTTATTTCTCAGCGCCGACTCACGGTCTGCTTCAGTGAACCAGTTGAAGCGCCGTCTCACGGTCTGCTGCTAAGATCCTCAAAATGAAAAAGCCCCGTCCGGTAGTGACACCGAATGGGGCTTCGACAAGCTTTAAATTAAAACCTACTCAAGCGTCGGAACCAACCACTGTCGAACTATGCTATACAGCAAACACAACCTATTGTCAAGAGATTTTCCTGAGCTGACCCCCTTTGTGCGAAAGCGAACGGAGTCTCGTCTTGAGACCTGTCTCCGTTTTTGCTATATCGCAGAGCGTCAACCCGGGCCCGATATGTATGGTCACTGAGCCGATGAATCCTTCATGGACGATCGCTGTCCTGAGAAGAAGTTGCATCAAGAGTTTTTCATCGTCATTCATGCTATATCACCGGCTTGGAGGGGCCGCCCATCTTCTGGCGATTCTGGACAACGATCAGTGCCTCTCTCGGGTTGTCGAGGTAAGCGGCCAGGTCGGAGAGGATGGCAGCCATCCCCTGCATGGCCCTCACTTCGTTGTCGGGAAGCCTGAAGTTGGTCGCCGCATAGTGCCCGTGGGCCTCGCATTCGTCCTTGATCCACTCCTTGAAAAGCTGCCAGTTTGGGCCAGCGGAGTTCTCCAGGTTCAACACGATCTGGAGGATCGATGCCTTATCCTTGCCGGTGGTCGGAAACGAGAACAATGCCATGGTTATGCTCCTATACTCCATATCGCGCGCGCGTGAGGTCGAAGTAGGATTTGATCTCGACGGCGGAGAG